TGCTGTTAAGTTCTTTGCTTCAGGATTGTTTACTAGCTGACCCATAAAGTCGTGAAACTTAGCTGCTGCTGCATAATGTTCTGGACTAAAGTCTTTTGCACTGTCCATAGCCGCTTCAAGAGCATTGTACTGTGCCATCATGTCAGGTGGAATAACAGTATCATATGAATAGAAAAACTGATTTAAGTTACCACTCATTCTCATTCTACTTGCACCGTCAAGTGCATCAACGTCCATACCTAGATCAGCAAACAGATCTGCTTTTGCATTTTGGAAGTTTTCTGCTTTCATTGCTGCTTCCATTGCATCTAGTTCTGCGTTTTGCGCTGTTGCAATGTTGTCAACTATGTTGTCTGTAAGTTCTTTAAATGCTAGGCCAGCAAGAGCACCATAAACACCAGTCTTAATTGATTTACCAACCGCTGTTGAAAGTTTTTCGCCTTGTAGTAAATCTTTAGAAGCACGTAGAATTAAACCTGCTGCTGCACCACCTGCAGGACCGCCTGCAAATGCTGCCATAGTAGTTAGAATACCAACAGCAAGTGATGCTTTGCCAGGATTTTCTTTAGCCCAATCACTGATCTTTTGAATACCTTGTACAATTTTACTGTCGCTGTTGTTTGCGGTAATTTGTTTTTTAAGTTCTTCAAATTTTTGATCAGCATTTTTTACAGGACCTGCATTTTGTGCCATACGTCCTAGTTCATTAATTTTTGCATCAACTTTTTTAGCAATATCAATTGGAAGTTTAGCCGCTGCTGCTGCACCTTTACCAATCTTACCAGCAACAGTTGTATTATCGCCGCTTGCCATTGCAACTTCTTCAGCACCTTGGAAGATGCTCATAATTTGATCTTTTGTTAATTCTGCTTCAGCAAGTTTTACATATTGTTCAACAAGTGGCCATAGCTCTTTTTCAAACTTGCCAAGATATAGTATTTGACTTTCAGTAAGGTCTTGATATCCTTCTGTTAGTATTTTTGCTGTTCGTGAATTATATCCTGTTACTTCTTGTAATCTCATAGCATACCTACCAATTGTTTTTTCTGTTGCGGATTTAAACTATTAATTTTCTTTTGTAACTCAGGTGATATTTTAACTGATTTATCAGCAGGAGCAGCATTTGCTGTGCCGCCGGGTGCTGCTGTAGTTGCATCTCCAGATGAACCTTGTTTAAATCCTTGGGCAAAAGATTTTAAAGCGCCTTGTTTTTTAGCAGGTGCAGCCTGTCCTCCACTTTGTGGCCCGCTTTGCGGTGCGGCAGCGCCGCCCACTCCAGGAACATCATCACCGGCAGCTTTATCAGCAACCGCCTTAAGAGTAATTTGATCAATTTGCTTTTTAGTTAGTACACCACTCATTCCTTTAAGCGATGTTACAGGATAACCATTTTGTGACAGATATTTTGCTAAATCTTGTGCGTTAGCTTCTTTAGGAGACTTCATCATACGACCTAAGAAGTTAGAAAACCCTTTGCGTAGTTGATTTGCTTCTGCTCCAGTATCAGCCTTACCACTTAAATTGCCAGCTGTTTGTTTCATACCAACCATACCAGCTGCTTTAGAACCTACACGTCTACCTATCTGTTTTAGTGCGCCAACAGGTGCTTCGTCTAGATCTTTCTTTTCTGCAATAATATCATAAACATTCATTCTGAGTTATCCTTAAGATAGTTTGTTAAGTGTATTTATATGTTTCGTTGCACGAAACAAGTTTTCGCTAACGCTCAAACTATACACTTCGTTTGTATGATATAAGTTATTATGATAAAACACATTAACACGAAGTGTTAATGTTTAAGTTTCATGTAGATTGTTTCAGTCAGACGGAACCTGTTACGGTTCCAGCCTGTCTCAAAATTAGCTTCATGTGAGTTCGTCACAGCCGAGACTTGGAAGTAGGTATTTTGCGCTGTACAATGGGCTCTGACCTTTCCCAACCTACGTCGACATCAAGATATAGCTTATAAGCAATAATTTCTAAATTATAGCTAATACACTATACTTTTACCCGTTGCTTCGTTCCTGTGCATACGGTTTTTATGTACATTGTGCGTTTTTTCGACAGCCGACATTCCGCCTATACCAATCAAACATCCTACTACCGGATGCCGCTCAGTATGTTACGTGTGCTCCTATACGGATGCTTTTTCCACAGCGGTATTTTTGAACTGGCCCGCTAACCTTATGTGTCGGATTGTTTTGCCTTGATGCTATGTTCTAGCAATGCCTGTCGCAATTTGTCGGAACCGCCAACTCTAACATTAATAATTCCATTGTAATACTCGTCGCTCTCTAATACACGGCGGTCAAATTGCTCTCTTGCCTCTATGTAGGACATTTCGCCTCTGCCTTTGCAAAGATATAATATTTCTCTTGTGAAGTTTTCTGGGCCTAGTGCCTGTACATCTGCGTTTAATCTGTCTGACGATCCCCAATAGTCACGCCAGTCTGATTCTTTATAGCCTCTGCGTTTATTCTTTTTGCCTTTGAGAGGTGGCTTAGTGGTTTTAAACTTTGCTAGTTTCTTGCCTATGTACTTTTGCCCAGTTGTTAGATTGGTTATGAGATAAACAAAACCTTCATACTCGTCTGGTATTGTATCAACTGGTTTGCCTTCATAAGTCCATTGCATGAACTTACTTATAAAATGCCTATTCTTCTTCGGTGCCTTTTGAATAATATGTGTCTTGTATTTCGTCCATTCGTGTTTTTGCAAGTTCTCTTAGAGATCTCAACGCACGACGAGCAGCAAGTCTTGTTCTATAAGACTTTCTCTGTTCAAACTTTTCGTTAGCCTTAAAATATTCTAAGTATGCTAACACAAGTTCGTCGTGTGTGTCGTTCTCAAGTTCACTCATTCAAATATCTCAATGTCGTTTTCGTAACTTGTAAATCCGTTTTCTTTTACAACTTTCATTACATTGTTAACACGACCGACTAATTCGTCTTTGTGTGAAATTAGGTATACATTCTTTTCGCCTTCACGACCCATCTTTTTAAGAATGCCTAAACTATTTTCAACTCCGTTTGCATCCATACCGCTATCAATAAGTTCATCGATAAACAACAGATTAATTTTTTGATACAAGCTCTCCCAAACGTCACGGAATGCAAAACTCATACCAAGAATTAATCTATTACGCTCACCTCTTGACAAGTTATCAAAATCTAAGTCTTGTCCAAGTTGTGTAATTTCTACATTTAGATCATTTTGGAATACTACTTGATGCGGCAATCCTAATTTATCTAAGTAAGAAGTTAATCTATTGTTTAGATACATTAAATTCTGATCAATAATTTTCTTACGAATAAAACTGTCTTTGTTTGTAAGAAGTTTTAACAGAAAATCTTGATGGTCTTTAAAACTATTAAGATCATTTACAATAGTCCAATCAATATCTTGAATTGCTGTTTGTTCAAGGTCTTCAATTTGTTCTTTATAAGGATCAACCTCGTCTTTTTTATTCTGCCAAGCCTGTCTTAAACTATCAACGTTTTGTCTATGTTCATATGCTTCTTTGGCTGTTTCATAAAACGTATTAGGACGACCATTAATGTTACCAATTTCTGTTAAGCCTTCGATAACTTCAGTTAGTTTATCAGCAACTTCAGTTTGATATGCAATCGCATCATTTAATTCTTTGCTCTTTCGTTCTTCAATTTCTTGCTTTTTCTCGTCGTGTAGTGCTTGACCACAAGTATAACAAGTAGCATCTTCGAGATTTGCGATGTCTTTTTCTGCTTTTTCTACAGATTTAGTAGCACGTAGTAATGCACTCTCTAGTGTGCTTTTTTCTTTATTAAGAGCCGTAACAGCATTATTCATCTCAGTCCAATTTGCTAATTGTTCGTGTGCTTCGAGCTCTTTTTCAATGTTTACACGTTCTAATTCGTCGATAGATTCTTTTAATTTTATAATATCTGTAGACTGTTTACCAAGCCAGGCTTTTTGCTTGCTCTTTAAACTACTAATTGTAACATCAATTTTTTCATTGGCACTTTGTATTGCATTAATTTTGAGAGTTTCTTCAGTAATTAGATCTTTAGTTTGTCTAACTTGTTCTTTTAGTGCTTCTGCCTTTTCACTTAGTATTGTTATACCTAATAACTGTTCAATGATAGCACGTTGGTCGTTTGCTCGCATTGATAAAAACGGTTCTGTATAGGTGTTGAGTGCTACAACGTGCTTAAACATGTCGTGACTCATACCTAACAAGTCGTTAATGTCTTCTTGTGTTTTACGACTATCGCCTTGCGACTCGTCAATAAGTTCTTGCTCTTGGTCGTTAATAAAAAACTTTAGTACATTAGGCGACCGTCCTCTTTCAATTCGGTAATCAGTATTATTTTTTTCGAAATGAAGTGTAACTAACATACCTTTACCGTTTGTTTTATTGATAAGGTTGTTACGTTTAATATTTGTTAGTGCTTGACCGTATAATGCATAACTTAATGCATTAATAATAGTTGTTTTACCTGTACCATTACGCGAGCCGCTGTCATCGCCTCCTTGGTCTAGATTTTCTCCTAACACTAAGGTAAGGTTGTCTTTGTTAAAATCAACCGCTTGAGTTTGATTGCCAACACTCATAAAATTTTTAACTGTCAAATCTTTTATTCTAATCATTGGAATCCTACAAATTATTGTATATGTCTAGTAGTGTTTTTGTTTTGTAGCTCTCACTTTCGATAGCTACAATCTCATTCGTTACAATTTGATCAACACTTTCAAATTGTGTAATGTCAACGTCTGTTGTAATTTCTTCTACTTGTTTTTGAGGAATAAGTGTAATTTCTCTACAATCGTATTGATTAATATACGTTTCCTTAATAAACTGTGCTTCCTCATAGCTAATCGGAACGTCAATAGTAACACGCAAATACATCTTACTTTTAATGATATCCGAATTAGGATCTAATAACTGAGACAATTTTACAGTTCTATATTTCGGACAGTCTGGCCAATTGATGTACCTTGGTTCTTCACTATTTTCTTTGTCAAGTATCATCATGCCACGTTCATCGTCCCATGCATCTGCATAATTGTGCGGAAATGCATTACCAATGTAATGAATTTTACCTTGTACTTGACGTTTATGGAAGTGTCCTGAAAACACATAATCTTGATTTACAAAGTGTTGTGGTCGCAAATCTCCATGATCAGGCATCTTAACCATAGCATTCATATAAAAACTTGGCAATTCAAAGTGTCCAAACATATATTTGGCTTTAATTTTTTCTATTTGTTTCCATTCGTCACCTACTAACCAAGGTATAAGTGCAACATCTTCTTTTTCTAAAATTTCGTTTACAACTGTTATGCCTGGCACATACTTGCCAAACTCAACAGAATGGATGTCACGCTTGTCTTTGTAGTACAAATCGTGGTTTCCAGGAAAGTAAAAGAACTGTTCGAAACTATTTCCTAGTTTTTCTAAACTACGAATAGTAGCGTCCATGGTTGTAAGGTTAAGACTATTCCTGTTGTGATGCCAGTCACCACAGAAAATACCGGTTTCACAACCGTTTTCCTTAGCTTGTGCTATAAACCAGTCAACAAATTCTTCACAATCTTGATTGTGTATCTTTGAATTACTTTTTAGTCCAAAATGTATATCCGTAAAAACGGCAGCTTTCTTAAACAAGATAAAATTCCTCTATCATACTGTGTTAAAGTATACGATATTTGTACACTTTTGTCAACCATTATTTTGATTTTCTTTTTCACGTTTTACGGCTGCTTCCCATTCTCCTTGAGACTGTCTTGTATAACTAGGATTCATATGGTTCATTTCTAATATGTCGTCACGTATATTTTGATTTCGTTTCTCTATGTTAATAATGCGTACAAAACTATTAGTAACGGCAGCGGTATAGTAAGCAAAAGGATTATTTGACTTGCTTTCGTCAAATTGTAAGCCAATTTGTGCAAGTTGTAGTATTGCTTGTCCTCGCATTTCGTCATTGTAGGTATATCCTCGTACATTTCCTCTAGTTGCATAGCGTTCACATAGTTTCATCCACATCATAGCAAGTTTGTCTGTTGCCTTTGCATGTTTCATACTGAAGTGTCCGTTTTCCATACCGCCAACCCAATGGCTTTTGCCTACACATTGTAAATTGCCGTCATCGTCAAATTTATAATGTTGGAATGGAGGAAAGTTTAGTTTCACTTTTGTATCTGCTACAGTTTTAGGATTTTTCTTACGACCAGGCTCTTCAGGAACATGATCAAACGTCATAATGCGAAATATTAATTCTTCTTTAGTGATAGTTTTATAATCAACTTCGCATTCTGCTTGTTTTACTCGTTCACCATTGGCCTTTCTTCTTTGATACTCGGCATCACCTAATCGTTTTGCTTTGTTACGCTTTGCTTCTGCAATAGTACGGATGTTGATTTTTTCAACATCAGTAAGTATGATATCATACTGGTGATAGTCCTGATCAATGAAGCTACAAAACCGTGACTTTGACTTATGTATTTCGGCTAAAATGTCTTTATTGTTAAGGTAATTTACTTTTCTCATATTTTCTCCAATTGATATCTTATTATAAACTATGTACTTTAAAAAGTCAATAAATACTTTACAGGAGAATGCATAATGGCTAATTTTTTAAAAGGATTCGCAGACAAAGCGGTAGGAAGTATCAAAGGACAACTAGGACCCCTTGGTGACTTATTTGGTACACCTAGTTTAAGAAACGCTCTTTCTGGCAATGTTAAAACTCCGTCTACGGCTTCATTTAATGACAGTGACTGGCGAGTAAGACTTAGTTTGCCAGACATTGATGCCTTTAATAATAGTCCGATACTTGCACCACTCAAAGAAACAGATGGATTAGTATTTCCTTATACTCCGTCTATTATTATGAACCATAGTGCTAATTATAATGCATTACAACCTATACATACTAATTATCCTTTCTTCAACTACCAGAATAGTAGTACTGAAAACTTTACTATTGTAGGAGATTTTTTTGTTGAAAATGCGGTTGACGCCAAATATTGGATTGCTGTACTACATTATTTAAGAAGTGTAACTAAAATGTTTTACGGTGCGGGTCAAAATTTAGGCGCCCCACCACCAATAGTAAAACTCAATGGATACGGCGATTTTGTTTTTAATAATGTTCCTGTTGTAGTCACAACGTTTAATATTGATTTACCAGCAGATGTAGATTACATAAAAACAGGCTTAAACGGATCTGCAGATTCTCGTGATATTATGGATGTTGACGTAGGAGATACATTAACAGAAGAAGAAATTTTTCAAGCCGCAACAGGACAGAGTAGATCTGCACAAACTTCTGCAAAAACAGGTTGGGTACCTGCACAAAGTCAATTTGCTGTTACTGTACAACCAATGTACAGTAGAAAGAAAGTTTCTTCCTTCAATTTAAATTCCTTTATCAAAGGTGACTTAGACGGAGAAGGATTTATCTAATGTCGGCATATAAAAAAACAAGTCCCTATTATGGTACAAAAGTAAAACAAAATCAATATCTTGATATATTACGTATTCGAGCTATACCAGCTAGTGATGACGATCCGTTATATGAAATAGAACCAATTTACACTCACAGACCTGACTTGCTAGCCCAAGCGGTATACGGCACACCAAAACTTTGGTGGGTATTTGCACAAAGAAATATGGATGTACTAAAAGATCCTGTGTTTGATTTAATACCAGGAGTTAAAATTTATATACCACAAGAAGCAGCCTTAAAAAGAACACTAGGAATATAATATGGCAATTAATCCAACTAGGTCTTTGAATAATCTAGGAAATCAGATCCAGAACAAACTTAATTCGCAAGTTGATTCTTTGAGATCTGAAGCTACCGCGTTTGCTCAAGATCTAGAAAACGGAATAGCAGGTGCTGCTAGTGACATTGAAGGTCTTATTAATTCGGGGCTAACACAGTCTAATTTAGGAAATGCTATTAATGTTCTAAACGAAGGCGGCGGCCTACTAACCGATGCTATTGCAAAGTTTGACGGTGCTAGTTTTAAAAATTTGTTAGAAGATCAAATTGAAGATTTATTTAATGACTTTATACAACAAGAATTTTCTTTAGATTTTTCACCATCCTCAGGAAGTTCAACATCAGCTAACAACGGATCTTCTTATAACGGAAGTAATACTTCTGGATATTCAACACCAAATGCATTAGATAATGTCTTAGAAAAATATGCCAGTGTAAATTATAGATTTGTTTTTGGTATGTTAAGCACTGATGAAGTAAATGACCCGATTAATACTTATAGGAGATCAACTCCTGAAACAGTTATTATTAATAGCGGCGGTGGCCCAACAAAAGGAGCAACACCAGAAGGCGGCGAAGGGTTAGAATTTTTTATAGATAATATAGAGATTGGTGCTATTATTGCTCCAACTACTAGAACACGAACATCAAACGCAACAAATATTTCATTTCAAGTAACTGAACCATACAGTATGGGACTTTTCCTGCAGAGTTGTATTGTTGCTGCACAGAAAAAAGGAATCACTAATTTTAATAAAGCACCGTATTACTTAATTATAGAATGGATAGGATACGACGATGATGGAAAAATTAGCACAGACGGAAATTTAAGAAGAGTAATTCCGATCACATTAGTTAATATGGAATTTAATGTTAACGAAGGAGGTTGTACATATGATGTTAGAGCTATTGCATGGAATGAACAAACACTTCAAGATACTGTTCAAAGCACAAAAACAGATGTTGAAATACAAGGCGGTGATTTAGTAGAACTTTTACAAACTGGAGGTAAGAGTTTAACAACATTACTTAATACAAGAATATTAGAAGCAACACAAACACAAACAACTAGTAAACAAGACGAATACATTATAATTTTTCCAAAAGACCCTGCATCTAGTATTCAAGGCGGACAGCCTGATAACACAAATAGAGCTACTATCAGTTTAGCAAGTACTGAAGGACTAACAGACGAAGAAGTTTTTGCAAGTATTTCAGGAAATCCTAATGTTCCAGTTCCGAGCAATTTTAATGCATATAGAAGTAGACTGTTAGGACTAGAAGCAAGTTCTCAAACAGCTGACAATATTAGACAAACAGTACAAAACGAATCAACAGTCAATGATATAGGTAAATGCAAAATAGCATCTAGTGTATTTAAAGGCGGAGATACCCCGTTTGGCATTGCAGCGTTTGAATGGGACGAAACTAAAAAGATTTTTACAAACGGCGGCGCAATGCAAGTATCTGAAGACTTGCGAACTTTTAAATGGAAAAAAGGCACTAAAATTGAAAAAATTATTGAAGAACTTGTGCTAGTAAGTGAGTATGGAAAGGCTGCTGCTTCAACATTAGAGAATGGTCGAGGAAATATTCCTTGGTTTAGAATTGACAGTCAATGCTTTTTATTAGAAAATACTAACTCTGTTTCGGCAACCGGCGACAATCCAAAAATTTATGTGTATCGTGTATTAATGTACGAAGTACAAAGTAGTCATTTTCAACAACCTAGCACAGCTACAGTCGGTACTGAAGAAATAGCAAGAAATGTAAGTAAAGTTTACAATTATATCTATACAGGAAAAAACAAAGACATATTAGATTTTAGCATAGATTTTAAATTTGCATATTTTCAATCTAAACGAGCTGACGGTGGCATGAGTTCTAGCGATACTAGAACACAGGCAAATGATGGTGTTGCTCCTACTCAGCAAACAACTCTAGTAGAAAATCCAGGAAATCAAGTTGTAAGTCAAAGCGGAACGGCTCCCGTTGTAGAAGATACTAACGAAGAAAATAGAGCCGGAGGCGCTAGAGGAACAGAAACTCCAGAAATAACCGTTGCTCGACAATTTCAAAAAGCCCTTGTTGAAGGTGTTGACATGATTAACATCGAAATGAAAATAATGGGAGATCCTTATTTTATAGCCGACAGCGGCATGGGAAACTATAGTAGTGGTCCGGGTAATGTTCCTACTATCAACGCAGATGGTTCTCTCGATTATCAAAGAAACGAGGTACATTTTATTATTAATTTTAGAACGCCTGTAGACATCGGCGACAATGGTTTACTATCGTTTCCAAATTCCAGTGTTCCGGTAAATGCATTTAGTGGTCTATATAGGTTAACACAAGTAGATAACGAATTTAGTGGAGGAACATTTACACAAACTTTAAAAGCATTTAGAGTACCAAACCAACCTCTAGACACAGGAGAGTCAGGAACCCCGGGTGAAAATACTCCGTTTATACAAGGCGATGCTGCTAATAATATTAATAATGATCCAACACTTGCAAGTGGTATTGTTACTAATGTTCAAGAAGCTATTAATATTCCTTTAACAGTTGAAGAAAAACTTCAAAATGCATTTAATGTAGGATTCACTGATATAATGCCAAATGTAAATGTTTCGTTTGGCGGTGAACAAATAAACATACCTAGTGATATTGCAAGTCAATTTTCTGAACTAAATTTATCAGGACAATTAGGAGATTTACAATCACAATTTAGTCAATTAAATCTTGGAGATTTACAATCTCAAATTACAAGTTTAGATATTACTGGCTTACCAATATCTGCAGAGGACATCAGATCTGCTGCTGGAGGGCTTACAGCAGGACTAGATACAAGTAGTATTCAAAATCTTGCAGGGCAAGCAACTTCTGCTTTAAATGCAGCAACATCAAGTTTGTCATCTGAAGATTTAAGAAACCAAGTTAATAGTGCTGTTAACACAATATCACGAACCGGAGGAGTTACTTAATGCCTACTGAAAGACGAACTGGCGTCGAACGTCCTTTAGATAATCCAGGACCGTACGAAGCTGTTGTTGTAAATCATCTTGACCCAAAATTTATGGGAGGACTTCAAGTTGAATTATTAAAGTCTTCAGGCTCAGGAAACCAGCCACAGCGTAGCGGACAAATAATCACAGTTCGATATATGAATCCGTTTTATGGAACTACTCCACTAAACGGTAATAACAGGAATGACTCATACCAAACTACACAAAAAAGTTATGGATTTTGGTTTGTTCCTCCTGATGTTGGTTCAAGAGTATTAGTTATTTTTGCAGAAGGCAATATGGCTAGAGGATTTTGGATAGGTTGTGTTCAAGACGAATTTATGAACTTCATGATTCCAGAGCCTAGAGTTACTACAAAGTTTAACACTACTGATAATAATAGAAAACTTCCAGTTGGTGAATACAACAAGTTTATTACTAATCCTACAGATAGAGAACCTACAAGATATCCTAAACCTGTAAATCAAGATTTTGCAAATAGACTTGCAGCACAAGGTCTTATCGACGACGAAGTTAGAGGTTTAACATCATCTAGTTCAAGGAGAGAAGCACCTAGTAATGTATACGGAATTTCAACTCCTGGACCGTTGGATAAAAGAAATGGCGCTCCTTCTACTCCTCAAGGCCCGCACGAAGGTACAGCAAATATTCCTAGTAGTAGACTCGGTGGAAGTAGTCTAGTTTTCGACGACGGCGATGATAAACTTATACGTAGAGGACATCCAAAAGATAGTCCAATGGAATATTCAAATGTTCGTAACGGTGAAGAAGGTGATAGATCTATCCCTCATAATGAATGTGTGCGTTTAAGAACTAGAACAGGTCATCAAATATTATTACACAATTCAGAAGATTTAATTTATATTGCAAACGGTCGAGGAACTAGTTGGATAGAAATGACTAGTAACGGTAAAATTGATATCTATGCCGCAGACAGTGTAAGTGTACACAGTTCTAATGATTTAAACTTTACCGCAGCAAGAGATATTAATTTAACAGCAAGTAAAGACTTTAACCTAGTTGCAGAAACAGTAAGAGTAAACAGTAGTTTAACAACTAATTTTGTAGCAGGTAAAGATTGGGCTGTTTCGTCGGGAACAAATGTATCTCTAAATGCACAAGAAAATTTTATAGCATATGCTAACGGAGACTTAGAAACCGCAGCGCAAGGACAGACAAGTATTCTTTCTGCTGATCATCTTGCTATAGGAAGTACAACTAGTGTTGGTATTGAAGGCTGCGGTCATATACGTTTAACAACAGATGGTGAATACGATTTAAAAGCTCTTGGAAATATTAAAGTAGAAACAAAAGCAGAACTAAGTCAAATTAGTTCGTTAGCAACAAAAATACAATCGGGTAATGCAATAGGTGTTAAGGCTGTAGGAAGTATATTAGTTAACAGTGAAGCAACTATTGGAATGAAGTCAACCTCCGATACACAAATTAAGTCAGATGCAAATGTTGACATTCAAGGAGCAGAGCCAGCTGCACCACCAGAACCAGCAAATGCTATTATACCAGCAGCTCCAAATGTGTTTGATCCTACTCCGCCGGAAGTAGCATTTGCTACTACTCGCGTTCCTCAGATTGAGCCTTGGTTTGAACACGAACATATTAATCCAGCAGAGTACACTCCAGAAAAAACTAGAGCAGGCGGACAAACTGGAGAAAGTTACCCACCAGCTACGCCTGATACATTTAATAGAGGACCGGGCGGAACATTTGCTCAAAGTGGATCACAACCTAGCTTTTACAATAGCGGCGGCGCCGGAGTTGAAGGTAGTACTGGATACTCGTCACAAGGTGCTGCAAGCATACCACCTGATCCACCGGCTGTTGAAATCGAAAAGAAAGCACTTACTAGAATCTTTGCACAAAAACTTAGAGAAATTGCAGGATTCAACACTGATGAAATTTTTGCTGCTATTGCATGTGCTGAAACAGAGTCTGGCTTACAATTAAAATCAGAAAGAGGATACGGAGGTACTAGTAATGAAAGAATTAGAAGTATTTTCCGCGGAGCAAGACAAGTTAGTGATGCAGAGCTTACAACGATTAAACAAGATGATCCTCAATTCTTTGAATTAGTTTACGGTCCAGGAAACAGCACAGGACGTGGTCTAGGAAATACAACACCAGGTGATGGTGCTAAGTTTATTGGTAGAGGATTAATTCAGTTAACAGGTAAAGCAAATCACCAACGTTATGGTAAACTTGCAGGCTTAATTGACGAAACTCTTATACAAGACGAAAGCGACCCTACACAAAACGATCCAGCAAAAGAAGCATACAATCCTTTTGCTGTAACTATTGTTGACGACCCAACAGTGTTGTTGACAGACGTAGAAACTTCATGTGCTGTGTGTGCAGCATATCTAGGTGAACGTTATAGAGACCTAGGTAAACCTGACATTGTAGGAAACATGCGTATGGCTATTGCAGGAACAGCAAGAGGATACGATTTAGGTAGACCTAAAGATTTAGGATACCTTGAAAATAAGAAAAATGCAGATGGAACATGGGATATGACTTGGATTGAAAGTCCAAACCCTGATTCATATGACCCGAGGTTAGGATAATGTGTCAAGTATTAGTACCAACATCAGTAGTAGTTAATCCGTTAGAACCTAGAGATTACGAAAATTCTAACGATATTTTAGAAAGTGGAAGATTTAATTATTTAGATCTAGAAGGTGACTATCCAAGAAACTTCGGAGGTAATGGAAATAACGGCGGCGGCTCGTATAGTCCAGGCGGCGGCGGAGGTTATGCTCCTGGTGATGTTGAACCTGGTCCTATTCCAGAAAATCCTGGTTGGGAAAGACTAGATGCAATTCTTAATAATGTACTGACTCAAGATTGGGCTGAAAGAGGAAACCCAGGCAATCCAAGAATACTTGAATGTTACAGAGCCTGTAATTTAAGCTATACTCGAGATAGTAGCGAAATGGCATATGCATGGTGTTCAGCATTTGTTAGTTGGGTATTAGTTACAGCCGGTCTTCCTAGCAATAGAACTATGAGTAGTCAAGGTTGGGGAAATTATGGCGGAGAAGTAAACTGGCGTGATACTTCACAGATCCGTAAATGGGATATTGTCGTGTTTAAATCAAAAACACGTAGTGGCGGACATATTGGATTTATTAAAGAAATAACATCAAACGGTACTATTAAAGTACTTGGTGGAAATCAAGGCAACGATGCTAAAATTTCTAACTATAGTTTTAACAGCGATAAACAATATGTAAAACATGTTAAACGTAACTGGGCATTACCTCCTGAAGCAGATGTATCAATTGACGGTACAGCAGCAGCACAAGCTGGTAATGATAGCACAGTTTAAAGCGGATAAATATTGCTATGAGTACTATAGAAAAAGATTTGTATAAAAATATTAGGGTTGAGTCATCAGAAAGTCCTAAACCTCAGGTTAAAAGCCGTGCTTACAGAGGGCTGACTACAGTTAATCCTGAAAATACCAGTTACACTGTTTACGATATTGCATTAATTAAACAAGACTTAATAAATCATTTTCATATACGTAAAGGCGAAAAATTAGAAAATCCTAATTTTGGAACAATAATTTGGGACGTACTATTTGAACCTCTTACGCCGCAAGTAAAAAACGCTATTGCAAAAAACGTTACTGAAATAATCAACTATGATCCAAGAGTAAATGCTGAAAATATAGCCGTATCAGCATACGAATCTGGCATACAAATTGAATGCGATTTAACCTATCTTCCCTACAGTATTTCTGAATCTATGGTATTAAAATTTGATGAGAATAATGGACTCATCAATTAAATACGCACTTTTCTAAATAACATAAATATTGTATAAAGTAAGGAAGCGATAGATGTCAACTACAGATCGTCAAAATAGATTATTACTAGCCGAAGACTGGAAGCGTGTCTACCAGTCATTCCGCAACGCAGATTTTCAAAGTTATGACTTCGACAATTTACGTCGAACAATGATTAACTATCTACGTCAAAATTATCCAGAAGACTTTAATGATTACATTGAAAGTTCAGAATATCTAGCACTGATTGATCTTATTGCTTACCTTGGACAAAACATTGCTTTCCGTATTGATTTAAATGCAAGAGAAAACTATCTAGAACTTGCAGAGCGTAGAGAAAGTATACTACGTTTAGCACGTTTACTTTCTTATAATCCTAAGCGTAATCAATCAGCAAACGGACTATTAAAATTTGCAAGTGTTACTACATCGGAAAATATTTTAGACTCTAATGGAGTAAATCTAGGTGGTCAAACTATTGTTTGGAATGATGTTTCTAACCAGTATTGGTATGAACAGTTTGTAAAAGTTTTAAATGCAGCATTACCTGCAAATAGTGTTATCGGTCGTCCTATTAAAGTAGACTCAGTTAATGGAATTAATGTAGAACAGTATAGATTTAATGCAACAAATACAGATATTCCTAACTACGGATTTAGTAAAAATATTAACGGAAAAAGCAGCCAGTTTGAGATTGTTTCAACTGATGTATCAAACGGTGAAATAATAGAAGAACCACCATTACCTGGAAACAATCTTTCGTTCTTATATAGAGATGACGGCCAAGGCGCTTCGTCTAGCAATACTGGATATTTCCTACATTTCCGTCAAGGACGTTTAGATACCGGAAATTTTTCTGTTCAAACGCCAAGTACTAACCAAACAGTTGCTATTGATGCAACAAATGTTAACAATACTGATGTATGGCTTTATAGATTAGATAATGCAGGTATAGAAAACGAACTATGGACTAAAGTCGATGCTGTTGAAGGAAACAATATTGTTTATAATAGTTTAAACAAAAATATCAGAAGCATTTATAGTGTACTAACTCGTGTTGAAGATAGAATTAGTTTAATTTTCTCAGACGGTGTGTTTGGTGAGCTTCCTAAAGGTAGTTTCCGTGTTTATTATCGTATTTCAGATAATAGAAATATGATTATTAATCCTGACGATATGATCGGGATTTCAATATCAGTTCCTTATATTTCTAAATCAGGCACTACTGAAAAACTTACTATTGGACTTAATTTAAAATATACAATATCTAATGCTGCTACTTCAGAGTCTAATGAAAGCATTAAAACAAATGCACCTGCTACATATTATACTCAGAATAGAATGGTAACTGGAGAAGATTATAATGTTGCTCCGCTTAATGTTAGTCAAGAAATTATTAAAGTAAAAAGTGTTAATAGAACAAGTAGTGGCATAAGCAGATATTTTGATTTATTAGATGCAACTGGAAAATATTCTAAAACAAATCTATTTGGTATAGACGGAATATTATATACGCAATTCTTAAAAACAAAAGCACAGTTTAATTTTACTACCAGAACAGATATTGAAGGTATTATAAAAAATACAATAGAGCCTATTATATCTGACATCAAAATTAAAAATTATTATTATAGTCAATTTCCAAGAATTATAGTAAGTGACCTAAATGCATCTTGGGTGCAAACAACTAGAAGTTTAAATCAGTCAACAGGTTATTTGCAAGAATCGGGTAGATCATTAAGATTGGGCACATTTACAGGTAATAATTTTAAGTATGTGTCGCCTGGTTCTTTAATAAAATTTATTGCACCAGAAGGCTATCATTTTATGTTAGACGATATGTCAAAACTTATGGAAGGTCCTGCAGATCATCCTAATGCGTCTACATATAAATGGACTAAAGTTGTTAGTGTTTCTGGACCAGGAACAGATATAACAAACGGCAGAGGACCGGTTGTGTTTAATGATGTTATTCCGGAAGGAGCATTAGTAGAACAATTAATTCCAAGACTTGCAACTACACTAGAAAATGATGTTAAAACTAGAATGATAGATCAGTTCTTTGCATATAAAAGTTTTGGATTACGATTTGATGTAAACACCGGACTATGGAGAGTTATTGTAGATAGTGACCTAAATATTAATGGCGAATTTAGTACAGGTAAGACCGGAGACACTACAAGTACAAGACAAGATTCTAGTTGGTTATTATTATTTGAAACAGACGGAGAAAAGTATACACTAACATATAGAAATCAAAGATATGTGTTTGAGAGCGATAAAGAAATACGTTTCTATTATGATAGTTCAGACAAAGTGTACAATCCTCAAACTGGTGAAATTGTTAAAGACAAAATTACAATATTACCTATAAACAGACGTCCAGGAACAACTACTAAATTAGGATTACTACCTCTCAACATTGGATACTCTTTAGAGTTACAAGAAGAATACAGAGATCGTGAAGGTTATGTAGATAGTAAGAAGATTCAAGTAGGTTTCTTTGATTCTGATGATGACGGTGTTATTGATAATCCTGATATCTTTGAAGATATTGTTTCATCTAATATAAAACATCAGTGGATATTTCAAGAACAGTATACAACAGCAGACGGTGTTGAAGATTTTAGATATGTAGATCAAGCAAGTAAACAAATACAAGTTTTTGCTAACGAAGCAGAAGTCACTACAATTGGATTAATTAACTTTTTAGATCAAACTATCTTTTACTTCCATGAAACTGATGTATTTAAAATTTATAACGAAGCAGACGAAGCACTAAGTCTACTAACAACTTACCGTGCGTATAAAGGAAGAGATCAGCTACAATTCCAATACGAACATGCAGCAGATGAAAGCAACAGAATCGATCCTAGTAGTTCAAATATTATAGATACATATCTGTTATCGAAAACATATGATACGTCATATAGACGTTGGTTAGAAGGATCATTAAATGAAAAACCTTTGCCTCCTAGCACCGATTCTTTGTTTAATAACTTTGGACAGGAAATTAATAAGATTAAATCAATCAGTGACGAAGTAATTTATCATCCTGTTAAGTACAAAATACTGTTTGGAACAAAGGCGGCTAGTGATTTGCAAGCAACATTTAAAATAGTTAAAAATCCAGATCTTGTTGTTAATGATAACGAAATTAAAGCAAGAGTAATTAGTGCAATTAATAGTTATTTTGCACTAGAAAATTGGGAGTTTGGCGAAACATTTTATTTCCAAGAGCTTGCAACATTCATTATGAACAGTGTTGCTCCAGATTTAGCATCTATTGTTATTGTTCCTAATCAGTCAACACAAGCATTTGGTAGTTTATTTGAAGTAAAGTCTGAAGCAGACGAAATTTTTGTAAGCGGTGCAACAGTAGATAACATAGAAGTTATTGATGCAATAACAGCATCTCGTTTAAGATCAAGTGGAGATCTTGTTACAACAGTTGATAATGATACAACAGGAGTAGTATCTAGTTCAACTACTACAGTAGAGCAAACAAATTTTGCAAACTACTCTATCGGTACAAATGGAGGTAGCAGCTACTAATGGCCTACAATGACGACCAGAATGAATCCCCAGTTCCAACAAGTAATAATGAAAAAAGGAACAGTGCATCTCTATTACCTAGATATTTTAGAACTAGCGTAAACAAAAAGTTTTTAGAAGCAACATTAGATCAGGTTACAAGACCAGGTGTTGCTGAAAAAATTAACGGGTACTTTGGAAGAAAACATTCTAAAGCATTTTTAGCAGATGACAATTATATTGGCGATACTTCTAAACAAAGAGAAGACTATCAGCTAGAGCCTGCTACTATTATTAAAAACGATATTGGAAACGTTGTACTTTATAAAGATTATAATGATTATATCAATCAAATTAAAAACTTTGGCGGCAATGTTGAAAATCAAAATTTTTTAAACAGTCAAGAATACTATGCATGGAATCCTAATGTAAACTGGGACATGTTTGTAAACTTTCGTGAATACTATTGGCTACCAAACGGCCCTCAAGCGGTACAAATATTTGGACAAAGTAAAGCTGTAGAATCTACATATACAATTACTTTAGAAACAAATATTGATAACGAAGCATATGTATTTTCGCCAGACGGACTAACACAAACACCTACAATAATTTTGTATAGAGGTCAAACATATAAGTTTGATATTGATGCTCCTGATATGCCATTTAATATTAGGACCTCAAAAACATTGGATGCAGGATTTAATTATGAAGATGGTATATCTGAACAAGGTGTTGCACAAGGAACAATAATATTTACAGTACCAGAAGGTGCTCCTGATGTTTTATATTACGTCTCATCAGAAGATATTAATAATTCTGGAATGATACAAATTCTAGATATCGAAGAAAATACAAAAATTGATGTTGAAAAAGAAATTTTAGGAAAGAAAAATTATACAACAGAAAGAGGATTTCCTCTTTCTAATGGTATGAAACTAGAGTTTATTGGAGAAGTTACTCCTGAAAAATATAGCAAAGGCCAATGGTATGTTGAAGGTGTTGGAGAGAGAATTCAGTTAGTAAGTGAAGACGATTTAGAAATACCAAGCACTTACAATGAAGACTTAGAAATTCCTTTCGACACACAAGCATTTGACAGATTGCCGTTTGACAATGCAGCAGGGTATACAGCAACTAAGGACTATATTGTTGTTAATCGTGCTAGTTCGGATAGAAACGCTTGGAGCAGAGGCAATAGATGGTTTCATAAAACAGTAATTGAAAATAGTGCAGAGTATAACAGTCAGCCTATTAGTGTTGATCAAACCGCTCGTGCAACAAGACCTATTATAGAATTTAATGCAGGCTTGCATTTGTTTCAATATGGAACAGAAGGCAAATCTAATGTTGACTTAATTGATACATTTACTACAGACATTTTTAGTACTATTGAAGGATCATTAGGATACAACATAGACGGAATTGATTTAGTTGACGGAATGCGTGTATTGTTTACCGCTGAACAAGATATTAGAGAAGCAGGCAAAATTTTTAAAGTTAGATTTATTAATCATAACGGTAAAAGACAAATTACTCTTGTAGAAGAACCTGATTCTGTACCAAAATTAAACGAAGTTGTATTAGCACTCAATGGCCAGGCTTATCAAGGAAGATTATTTTATTTTAACGGTGCTTCTTGGAATTTAACACAGGAAAAAACTAAAGTTAATCAAGCACCATTATTTGATTTATTTGATGACAACGGATCTAGTTACGGAGACTTGAACGAATATCCTGGATCTACTTTTAGGGGAAATAAAGTATTTTCTTATAGAATTGGATCAGGCACTGTTGATACTGAACTAGGTTTTCCATTATCATATAGATCTATATCAAATGTGGGTGATATTGTTTATGATTTTAATTTAGTTGCTGATGAGTTTGAGTATGTAGTTGCAGCACAGCCAATAACTGTTTCTACAAGTAATTGTGTGTTACACCAGCATACGTCTCGAGAAAATTTTAAATCTGTTAATGGCTGGATAAAAGCCAAAGGCAATAGTCGTCAAGATGTTATAAGACAATACATTGCCAACGAAGGACAAACAGATTTTAATATCGATGTTTACAACAACAGCCATTTAATAAATGATATTAAAGTAAAACTTTTCCAAAACAACAATTTGCTATTTGAAGGTGTAGACTTTGAAATTGTTAACAAAGTTTCTACTAAAGTAGTGCGTTTAAATTCTTCTGCAAATGAAAATGATATAATTTTAATAAAAACACAAAGCTCGGCAAGTAAAAACCAAAATGGTTTATACGAGATTCCAAGCAATTATGAAAGAAATCCTTTAAACAATGAAATTAATGATTTTACATTAGGTGAAGTTAATGAGCATGTAGAAAGTATAGTTTCAGAAGTTGACGGATTTTCTGGAGCATATCCAGGAGTTAGTAATTTAAGAGATCTCGGAAACGTAGGCATTTATGGTAAAAAGTTTTTACAACACTCTGGACCTATTAATTTAGCACTGTATCATTTAACTGATAAAGATAATAATATTATTAAGGCAATAGATTATAGTCGTAGAGAGTATGCTAAATTTAAAAGACTGTTTTTACAAACAGCTTATTCTACAGGTTTTGATGGATCGCCTAAAGAGCATGTTGATATAATTCTAAGAGAAATGAATAGTGATAAGAATATTACTATGCCATTTTACTTTTCGGACATGGCTCCTGTTACAGGAGCAAAACGAATTACCTACACAGTTTTTGATCCAGAAAATGAATTTTATGCATTGTCAAGGACTTTTAATGAAGACGCTATTGACGTAAAAGCTGTAGGCGTTTATATAAATGATACACAACTTATTATTGATAAAGACTATACTTTTAATAATGAAGGTTTTTGTCAAATTACAGCAACAAAAAATTTAAATGATAGAATTGATATCTACGAGTATGAAACTACAGACGGCAATTACATACCTCCTACTCCAACAAAACTTGGATTATACCCTAAGTATATTCCGGAGATTACAGTTGACGACACGTATATTGAACCTAAAAAAATTATAATAGGTCACGATGGTTCTAAGATTATAGCATACGATGATTATAGAGACGATCTTATCCTTGAAATTGAAAGAAGAATATATAATAATCTTAAACTAGATTACGACACTAGTATTTTTGATATACATGAATTTATAGAAGGCGAGTACAGAGACTCTGACAGGATACCTAGATCAAATCTTGATACAGCAATGATAAAAGACTTTGCATCTTGGTTAAATGTCATTGGAAATGAAGATTATACTAGTTTTGCGTTTTATCAAAGAGCAAATACATTTACATACAATTATAGCTCTATGTCATCGCCTGACGGTAAGCCTTTACCTGGTTTTTGGAGAGCTGTATACAAAAATGCATATGATACCGATCATCCGCACACTCACCCTTGGGAAATGTTAGGGTTTAGTATTAAACCTGATTGGTGGGAAGATCAGTACGGACCAGCGCCATATACAAGTAATAACTTAATTTTATGGCAAGATATTGAAAAAGGTAAAATCAGACAACCTGGTAGACCTATTAGAACACTATCACAATATGCTAGACCCGGATTAACAAATCACTTGCCAGTAAACGATCAAGGTGAACTACTTTCGCCTTTAGATAGTAACTATGCAAAAAATTATGTTAATAGTTTAACAAGAAAAGCATTTGTGTTTGGAGACGAAGCACCGGTTGAAACAGCTTGGAGACGAAGCTCTGAATATCCGTTTGCACTAATTAAGTCGTTTATACTAAACAAACCTGCTAAAACTATAGGTCTTGCTTTTGATAGACTAAGAACTGTAAGAAATAGTGCAGGCCAACTTGTTTATAGTGAAACTGGAAGAAGAATTAAAACTTCTGATTTAATTTTTCCTAATGATGCCGGAAATGTACAGCGTATATTTACATTAGGGTTAGTAAACTTTATAGCAAACTACCTAGCAAGCAATGTATTAACTAATTTTTCAAACTATAAAGAAAGATTAACAAGATTAGAAAATCAAATTGCATTTAAGTTAGGTGGATTTACAGACAAGTCAAAACTAAATCTTATTTTAGATTCTAGAACACCTTTAAATGAAGGCAACGTATTTGTTCCTGAAGAAAATTACAGAGTAATTTTAACTACATCCAGTCCAATTGATGTTGCAAATTATAGCGGAGTAGTAGTTGAAAAATCTGCAAGTGGTTGGATTATACGAGGCTATGATTCTACAGATCCTGTCTTTAGGTATTATCAGTATAACGAGCGTTCAAGTGACACTAATATTACTGTTGGCGGAGTTAGTGAATCTTTTACCGAATGGAATGAAAACAAACAATATGTGCAAGGTAAAGTTGTAAAATATAATGATAGATATTATCGTACTTTAGAAACACACACAAGTACTTCAACATTTGAGGGAACAAAGTTTGTAGTACTTCCTGAACTACCTAACGACGGAGGTAGAAGTGCATTAATAAGAACTTCTTTTGACAAGTCATCAGTCCAAATTTTGCCATACGGAACACAACTTAGAACAAGTCAAGAAGTAGTCGACTTCTTAATAGGCTATGGCGAGTATCTAGAAGACCTAGGATTTATATTTGAAAATTATAATTCAGATATTGCTAGTGTAGAAAATTGGAAACTAAGTGCCAAAGAATTTTTATTCTGGGCATCGCAAAACTGGGACTCAGGAACATTAATTAGTTTAAGTCCAGCTGCACAAAATATTAGATTCTATAGAGATAATACTATGGTTGATAATATTTTTGATAGCTTTTATGAGTATAGTGTTTTAAAAGCAGACGGAACACAAATTAGAGAAGATTTCTTAAACATTGTACGTCAAGACGAAAACGGTTTTGACCTTACTCTTAAAAATACAGCAGATGGTGTATATGCAATTAAACTTCCGTTAGTTCAAAAAGAACATACCGTTGTTTTAGATTCTAAAACAGCATTTAAAGACGTAATATATGAACCTGAAACTGGATATAGACAAGAAAGAATTAGAGTTTTAGGTTATAGAACCGCCGACTGGAAAGGTACTTTAAACATTCCAGGATTCTTATATGATGATGCTATTGTATATGATTGGGAACAATGGAAAGATTATGCCATTGGAGATATTGTAAAGAACAAAGAGTTTTACTATACCGCAATTAACAAAGTAACTGGTTCAGAAACTTTTGATCCAAACAAATGGTATAGATTAAATGAAAAGCCCGAACCTGGATTAAAACCTAATCTTGAATATAAAGTAAATCAGTTTGCAGATTTTTATGATTTAGATACTGACAATTTTGATGTTGAGCAACAAAGAATTGCCCAACACTTGATTGGTTATCAAAAACGCCAGTATCTTTCTAACATTATTAATGACGATGTTAGTCAATATAAGTTCTATCAAGGAATGATTGCCGATAAAGGTACTAAGAATGCATTGTCAAAATTATTTGATAGTTTAAGTAGTGCTAATAAAGACAGCATTGAATTTTACGAAGAATGGGCTGTAAAATTAGGACAATATGGTGCAGCAGACGGATTTGAAGAAGTTGAATTTAAATTATCAGAAGATAAATTTTTAATAAGTCCGCAGCCAGTATTACTTACAAATGAAGTACCGGATGTACCAACAGACTTAGTTTATAGATTAACCGAAGACGAAGTTTATCTAAAAACAAAAGATTATACTCATGCACCATTTCCTACAAAATATGTAGAAGAAAATCCTGTAAAAACAGCAGGATATGTTAGAGCTGATGATGTACAGTGGACTATACTACAAAAAGCAGATATTTTAAATATTCCAATTGAAGAGATTGAGCAAGGAGAATATGTTTGGGCTACATTTGATAGTGAAGATTGGAATGTATACAAACATATTGACAGTGGATTAAAAGTAACCTCAGCACAAGTCGGAGGCGGCACTTCTGCAACTATATTCTTTGATAGACTATCATCGTTTGTAGAAGGTGACATTATCGGAATACAAGATGTTCCAGGATTTAACGGTTTTTATGAAGTTGTAACTTCAGTATTAAATCGAGTTACAATTAATCTAGGAGAAAATATACCCGATTCTGTTGATGAAGCAAATGGAATAGTTTCTAAGTTTACTAGTAATAGAGTTAAAACGTTAAGTGATGCAAACTTATATGCACAACAAGATGTTGATGACGGCGAAATAATTTGGGTTGATGATAACGGTAGTGGAAAATGGAATGTTATTAAATCTAATAAAAGTTATGCATTAAACGAAACAATAAACAATCCAACAACTACAGCAACATTTTACGGTCAATCTTTATCAGCTTCGGCTGATAACAAAATACTAGCTATTGGCGCTCCAGAAGACGGCGACGGCAAAGTGTATGTTTATCAAAGAACCTCAGAAAATGAAAATCTAGAACCTTTAGTTACACTAGAACCAATTGACAATTATGCAAGTTCTAATAGTCGTTACGGACAAAGTGTTGCGGTCAGCCAAGACGGCAACTATATAGCTGTATCAGCACCTTTTGCATCAAATGTAAAGAGTGCATTTAAGGATGAATTTGATATAACCGCAAACTATAATAATGCAGCTATTGTATCATATGCTGAAAATCTTTGGCAATCTAGAAGAAGTGTTAAAGGTCAAGTAGACAACGTTTCGTTTAATAGTTTTGATTTAATTTCTAAAATAGAAGACAACCTTTTTGATACTTACGGGAGCTATTCAAACATTCCTACTTTAATAACAGGAGACTATCCTCTAGGCATCGAACAAGAAAATCCAAACTTCGATATTAATCAAGATGTATCAGATAGCAATCCTGTTACTATACCTTTTGTAACAGATCATGTACTAGTTAGAGCACCTGACGATATGTATGATGGATCTAAGCCAGGGGATTATGTTTATTTTGAACACAGCGAAATTACTAACAATTTACGACCAATAAACAAGATACCGATAAAAAATATTTTTGAAACTTCAGTAGATGATACTGACAGAATTCATGTTACGTTTGATAGTTTTGTTCGTGTAGTAAATCAAGTTTTTAAACTTAATCCTGTTAGAATTGAAAGCGAAAGTCACGAATTTGAAAACGGACAACGTATAATAATAGCAGGCGCCGTTGGATTAGTAGATATAAACAATGAGTATTATATTAGAGTTATAAATGCAGATGAATTTGAACTATATTCAGATATCGATTTAACACAAACTGTAAACGGCACAGCGTGGGCAGGAACATATCAAGAAAATAGTGCAAGAGCATTTAGTGCATTTAGTGGTCAATTGGAAATTAACTTAGCTACTGGTGACGAAATATTACTTACAGAAATACCTAACAATGGATTTTTAGAAACATCTGCAACTCAATTTGATGCAAATGGAAATCCTTTGGTAATACCTTCCTTTGATAATTCAAATCCAGACATTGCATTAAATGTCAAAGAAAATTTTGGTATAGCAGGTTTACAAAATCAAAGATTTTATGTTAAGGCTGTTGCAAATGATACTGTAGAACTTTATAGAGATGCAGCTCTTACTATACCTGTAGATGCAAGTGTAGGATTGTTAGGATCAAGCGCACCGGGAGATTTTGCAGGCTTCATTAGCAAAATAGAAAAACCATTTAACAATGCATATGCAAATATCACAAACACATTTTTAGAAGCTGGTCCTCACGAAATTAGACGAAAAGTTGATGAAGTATTTTACATAGAAAATCCGTTGGCAATACCAGAAGTAGGCGATGTTGTTACAACTGATACAGGTAATGCCACTGTAGTAAAAGTAAGAATTGAAAGTGCCAAGATGGTACTTTACGTTAATAATAAAAATGGTATTTTTGCTAACAACGACCAACTAAAAATTGACAATGTGTTTTTAATAGGAAACTATGCAAGACCTCTAGCAGATACTATAGAAAGATCACAAAGTCTTGGAGGATATTGGGAAATAGAAACTAACGGAACATATGTTGTTGACGATCCACAAGTTGATACATACAGAGGTTTAGTTTATCAAGATTTAACACTAGATACAGCAACAGCAACACCGTTGCCTACTAGTAATAGTTTATTATCACAGCAAAATAATCCACCATTCCAAATAGCAGGAACAACAGCATTCCAAAAAGAAACAAGCATGATGCGTGTTCTTAGTTATGTAGGTAATGCTGGGCTTGGAGATATATTACCTGTTGATCAGTTAGACAATAGATGGGTAGTTCGTTTAGATAAAGCCGTGTCTGATGTGGCTTCACAAAAATTAGAAAACGGCGAAGAAGTTAAATTAGGTCTTTGGTTAAACAAAGCAAGACAGCTTGATGCTGACGGTAATCCTTTAGATATAGATACAAAGATTAGATTCATTAGAGATAGAGTAGAATGGGATCTAAGCGACACTGGTCTAAGTTTTGACATTGTTAATAAGACACATACTATATCAGATCCTGATGATTTATGGGATGGATGGTTAGACATAAGACTAACTCGTACTGATATAGAGTTTGAAGTTGGTGACTTAGTACAAGAAGCTGAAAATGGTGCTAGAGCAAGAGTTATGCACTATCAAAGAGATAATTTAAGTGCAAGACTCTGGATTAAAATAATTGACGGTACTTTTACATTTGGTCGAAGATACGGCGAGACAGACTTTTTATCAACTATTAAGAAAATCTTTCCTAACGGCAATGAAGTTGAACTAGGTAGTATACAAGCAAGACAACTTGCTGATGGAGATATCGGTAAGGTTGCTGTATTTTATGAACAAGATAATTTTGCAATACCTGATCAAATTGATTACGATGTTAATGTCTTTACTCCAATAGATACGGCTAGTTTTAAAACTAAGTTTGTAACAAACATCGAGTGGCAATCTTGGATAGAAGAAACTAGGTTAGGAATATCAAGAAGCCCATTATACCCTAGCGATCAAAATAACGACTGGGTACAAGTTAATAATATTCCTATTGACAATACAAAAGATGCAAGTTCCTTTACAAATGAAGGTGCTTATTTCGTATACGAATATAACGAATTTAATAATACATTTAATTTAGTTAATGGATTTATACTTCCTAATAGAGAAAATGAAAGAAAACTTGGTTCGGTTATTAAACTTGCACAAACACCTGATTATACTAGATTATTAATTAATAGTGACGAATCACACGCTGACGATCGAGGAAATGTAAGTCCTGAATCTAGGGGCCGATTGCATCAGGTGCTATACGGAAACTTAAATAATATTTCTTATAACTGGACTCTTGCAAAAGATCCAAACTATAAAGGATCTTATAGTCAAAACTCATTATATTCAGCAAATGATGTTGTTGAATATAACGGAACATGGTACAGAGCAAAAATTAATATGCAAGATGGACCATTTAATCCAAACAAATGGAGCGAAATTGGCGATCATATTGACTTTGTAGGTTACCTACCAAATACTTCAGGATATAATTTTGCTGGTGAAACAGCAATAAATCCAGTTCTTGTAGTTAATCAAGATCAGGACAATCCATTAATAGGATTTGCAAGCAATTTTGATACATCTGAAAACGGAAAAACAATAGCTTCGGTGGTCGAATATGATAGCACTATTAAAATTGCCGTGTACAGACTTGATGAATTCCATCATTCTTTATATCAAGTTATAGAACAACCTGAAGATGCACCAGGCTTTGGTTCGCAGGTAGCTGTATCCGACGATGGAAAATTAATTGCTGTAAGTGCTCCGGATGCAGATAGCAATTCTAAGTTCCAAGGAAAAGTCTTTATATACTTGCTTGGTTCTAATGGGTATCAACTTACACAGACATTAACAAGTGAAAATGCAGAACCAGTTGAAAACTTTGGATTTAGAATTGGATTTGATGGAGATCAACTTGCTGTAACAAGTGCTAATGGTGATATTCGTTTAGATACTACATTTGACGGAAATAATACTTTCCTTGACAACGGATTTACTAATTTTGTTAGACGAGTAATAGATAGTGGTGTTGTATATTTGTATGAAAGAATTAACAATACACTAGTTTACGGACAACAAATTAGCTATAGAGATTTTGATGTATACGGTTTTGGAAAAAATTTACTTATAAAACAAAATCATGTTTACGTAGGTTTAACTAATTACGGAGATGCTAACGGACAAATTATTAATTTTAGAAAAACTCCAGGTGATAATAGTTGGGTAGTTCATAGAGAGCCTACAGATCAAGTTAACATTAATAAATTTAAAGGTTGCTTCTTGTATAATACTAAGTCTAGCGAACTTATTAGATATTTAGATATTGTTGATCCGGTTGCTAATAAATTAATAGGTGTTGCAGAACAAGAATTAACATATAAAACATATTATGACCCTGCAACTTATAACGTAAGCGAAGAAGCGTTTGTAGATTTGTTTAATACTTGGGGTAAAGATCAAGTTGGACAATTATGGTGGGATTTAAGTAGAGCTAAATTCTTAAATGCATATCAAGGCGATATAAACTATTCACAATTTGCTTGGAATAGACTTGCGTTTGGTGCAAGTATTGATGTGTACGAATGGGTAGAAACAACAGTATTACCTTCAGAATGGGATAACCTAAGCGGAACAAACGAAGGAGCCAGACGAAATATTACTGGTACTTCTTTATACGGTGATCGTTTATATGTACAGAATCAAACATATGACAAAGTTGCACAGCGTTTTATTACTAGATACTATTACTGGGTAAGACGTCCAACTAAAGTTCCTAATGTAGAAAATAGAAAGAAATCAGCTGACGAAGTAGCATCACTTATTGAAAATCCAAACAGTAAGTTAGTGCCTTTTGTAAGTTTAGCAGGAAATGACAAATTTATTTTACATAATGTAAAAAAAGATATTTCTGATAATGATGTAGCTCTTAATTTCCGTTACTGGACTATTGACAATCAAGATCAAAACATACATAATGAATATCAAATTATTTCTGAAGGCCTTTCAACTAGTAAGCCAAAGAGAGACATAGAACTAAAATGGTTTGATAGTTTATGTGAACAAGATAAATTTGGTAGAATAGTTCCAGATAGCACACTTAGTGACAAGCAAAAATACGGATCTCTATTTACACCAAGACAAAGTTGGTTTAAAAATCCAGTTGAAGCAAGAAAAGAGTACTTTGAAAGAGTTAACAGAGTGTTAGATCAAACACTACTTCTTGACAACTTTAACATTGATTCGTTATTAGATTTTGATCCACAGCCAACAGATATAAGTAGACACTACGATGTTTCGGTTGATACAGAAGACGAACTAAGATTTATTGGAACTGTAAGAGCAGAAACAGCACAGCTGATTCCTGTAATACAAGATGGAAAAATTGTAAGTGTTACTATTGAAAATCCTGGTAGAGGTTATAAAGACATCACATTCGATGTTAATGTTTCGTCTAAACGAAAAGGACCTACACTAACAATTAATGGAACAGGTTCTGAAGCAATAATAGAAACGTATATTAATAATTTAGGACAAATTATTGAAACAGAAGTATTAGCACAAGGAAACTATTATGATGCAAATACAACTATTACAGTTAGACCTCTAAGTGCTCTAGTTAGAGCAGACTCAACAATTGACGGTAAATGGGCAATATATACTTACGATGCAACTACAAGAGAATGGACTCAAGGACAAAGACAATCCTATGATGTAAGAGACTACTGGAATTATTCAGACTGGTATGCAGAAGGTTATAGCACTTTAACAAACATTGATTTCTTAATTGATGAGCCTTATCAGCTAAACATAATTGATGACAATATTGGTGATATTGTTAAGGTAGAAAACTCTGGTTCAGGCGGTTGGGTTCTTTATCGAAAAAGTGTTAATAAAGATACTCCACAGTATACTGAAAACTACGAAGTTGTTGGCAGACAAGATGGTACTATACAATTTACAAATAGTTGTATTACCGGAACAAACAATGCTGTAGAACTTAGAAAAATATTTGAAGCAATTAGAGACAATTTGTTTGTAGACGAATTAGAAATAGAATATAATAATCTATTTTTTGCTCAATTACGTTATGTTCTAAGCGAGCAAAAATATGTAGATTGGTTATTTAAAACTAGTTTTGTAAAAGCAAAACATAATGTAGGAGAGCTTACACAAAGAGTAACATTCCAAAATGATAATCTACCAAGTTATGAAGAATATATTAGGGAAGTTAAACCATATAAAACTAATATTAGAGAATACTTGTCCAGTTACGAAAAACAAGAAAATACTGGATCGGTAGTAACAGATTTTGATCTAACACCTGTATATAACGAAGCAACAGGAATTATAGAACCAAAATCAATTAAGGTTGATGAGAATGTTTTAACTAACTTACCTGAAAGTATTACAGAGTATCCGGAGCGTCATTGGTTAGACAATGCAGCACTTCAAGTAATTAGAATTGACATTGAAGATGGCGGCACAGGATATACTGAAGTTCCAGTAATTACTATCCGAGGCGGAGGCGGCCGAGATGCCACAGCAAAAGCATTCTTAGGACAAGGTTCTATTAAAAAGATTGAAATTACAAATCCAGGTACCGGATATTTTGGCATTCCTACTATTGAAGTAGAAGGAACTCAAGTTGAAGGAAGTATTCCTGCTAAAATTTCGCTAGTAATGGGTAATGAAAAAACTAGATCAATAAAAGTTACTCAACGTTTTGATAGAGTAAGTGGTCAATATGAAACTACTAATTTAATTGAAACTGAAACATTTACAGCTTCAGGAAGTCAATTAAAATATTATTTAAAATGGCCTTTAAATATTACCAAGAATAAAACTAAAATTACTATAGACGGACAAGAGCCTTTAAGTAGTGAGTATTCAGTTGGTAACGAAGACGACAAGACTAAGTCTTATAAGAGACAAATAGGATATGTTTTATTTGTTAACACACCTCCTAAAGATAGTACTATTGTTATAGAATATAACAGAAATATGGACTTGTTAAATGCACAAGATCGAATAAATTTACTATACGAATCTAATGAAGGATTATTAGGAAAAGATCTAAGTCAACTAATGGATGGTATTGACTACGGCGGCGTTCAAGTAAAGAGTTTTGAGTTTGGACAAAATCTAGGATGGGATAACGCCGGATGGTATACTGACAGCTGGGATTCCTATGACGAAAGCTACGAAGATATAGTATTTGCATATGATGGAAGCACAACAGTATTCCAATTAGAACAGGCGTTAGATGATAATACTGATTATAATGTATATGTAAACGGCGTTAGAATAGATGATCCTAATTATGACGGAAGTACACGAACTTACGTAGATCCTACTTCTGGCGAAACATTAGCATTAGCAAATCCAAATGCTATTATGCCAACACTTACTACATCTAGCGAATTTTATGATGCAGAAAATTTAACAATTAAGTTTGAAAATGTTGTTGAACTAGAAAGTTTATATAAAGATCAATCTAAAATAATTATTCGTAAGAGTACATCAGACGGAAGTTTCTTACCAGAAGGTATAGGTTTAGATACTGTACTACAGGGCGGAAACTTAGCATACGGTACAGCAACAGGGTATGCACCAGAAGATATTACAGTAGACGGTGATGGTTTTGTTACACCTACTACATCTAAAGGTCCTGAAGAACTAGTTCCTGGACAATTATTAGATGTGTTAGATATTAAAGTTGTTGACAGACCAGCAGACGGCGGTAGCTTAATCAGTGTTCGTAATTATCAATCAGATCAAGGACAAACTGTATTTGACTTGTCTATACTACCTCATAGTTCAGAAGCATGTTTTGTTAAAGTTAACGGAACTATTGTAAAAAATTATGAAGTAAATTATGAAGAAGGATTTTTAACATTTGACTCGGGATTAAATGCAGGAGATAGTGTTAACATTTTCTCAATGGGAGTTAATGGTGAAAACTTGCTTGATATTGATAACTTTGTAGGAGACGGTGTTACACAAATATTTGTTTCGAATGTATTGTATCCTAAAACAGCAACAACGGTTGATGGCAAAGAATTTTTAGAAAAACAAGATGTTAGTGTATTTGTAACAATTGACGGTAACCCTGTTGAAGTTAATATCTTTGAAGCTGATGAAAGCTACGGAGATAACAAAGGTGTTATTGCATTTAAATTTGTAATTGCTCCTGAAGAAAATGCAAAAATACAGTATGCAATATATCAAAGTGCTGAACAATCATTTAGTCAGGCAACAGTAGATCAGTTTACAGCTGATGGCAGCACAGCAGCGTATACACTGGCACAAAGTCCATTTGACAGTCTGCCTTTAACACATAATATTATTGTAAAAGTAGGAAATAAGATATTAACACCCGACTACAATGAAGAATTTACAGTTCAGCCAGGAATAAGAAACTTTACTCTAGATTTAGGACAAATTCCGTATAGTTCTGTTAGCCCTGAAAACGTGTTAGTATTTAGAAATGGAACTAAGCTGTCTTTCCTAGATGAGTTTAGTTGGGACTTTGCAAACACAACAGTTTCATTATTTGATAACGTTGGCGATATTGGCGATACTATTGAAATATTTGTACTTGGTACTGGAGAATACAGATTTGATACAAATACTAGAATTTCGTTAACTTCATTAGACGGAAGATTCCAAGAAGGAGAAGAAGTTACATTTACTTCAGGTTCGTCGACATATACCTATGTAATAAAATCTTTTGCTAACAATATTTTAGAAATCAAAGGAACAGCGCAAGAAGTAATTGATTTATTTAATGACGGAAATACAGTTACTATAGAAGGTATAATAAGCGAGGCAACAGCACAGATATCAGGCACAGGTTTGATAGAAGGTGGAGATATTGTTATACTAGAAAATGTTCCGTTGCAAAACGAAACTATAGAAATATTTACTTTTAGTAAGCATGATATACAAGGTATTGAAAGACAAGTAAAAACAGTTACTTCAAGAATTACAACACAAGCAGGAAGCAGAGATTACTATAATTATCACTTGCTTACTAGAGGTATAGTTTCTTTACGTAAGCCTGCACTTAGTGTAGACTATGTATGGGTAACATTAAACGGAACTTTATTAGATGCTAATGTTGATTACACACTTTCAAGATTTAACGATAAAGTTGAAATTAAAATCCCTGTAACAGCAGACGATATAATTGAAGTAATACACTTTGCAGCTCAAAAGACCAATAGTAAGTTTGGTTATAGAATCTTTAAAGACATGCTTAACAGAACACATTACAAGAGATTAAATTCAGACAAAGTGTTCCAATTAGCGTCAGATTTACACTATAATGATGATACTATTGAACTTGTAGATGCAAGCGGTATAGGCACACCTAGTAAAGAAATAAACAGTCCTGGAGTATTGTTTATTGACGGGGAAAGAATAGAGTATTTTACTGTTAACGGAAACACACTAGGACAATTACGTAGAGGTACACTAGGCACTGGTACAAAGAATGTCTATGCAGCTGGTACAGAAGTTGAAGATCAAGGTAGACAAGAAACAATACCATATGTTGACGAGTCTCGTACACTACAATTTATTACAGACGGGGAATCAAATACATACAGTTTAGACTTTGTACCTTCGTCAAGTGACGAAATTGAGGTATTTGCTCAAGGTAAGCGTTTAAGAAAAGGACCTTTACAGGTATTTGATAATACAATTAATCAAGATAGTCCGGAAGCAGATGTTACAGTACCTGCTGAATATACTATTGAAGGCGGCACACTGACTCTAGAAACAACGTTACCAGAGGACGTTAAGTTATATACAGTTAGAAAAATAGGAAAAACATGGGTAAATTCGGGAGAACAGTTGAGATACGCAAGAAATTCAATTGCTGATTTCTTGAGAGAAACAACAACCAGCTTACCAAAATAAATACATATGACAGGTGGAAACAAACATGGATAAATTAAAAGATATGCAAGGAGTGCTAGTTCAAGGACACATTAAGATAAGTGACCCTGAATCCGGCGAAGTCCTTATTGATAAGCGTAATGCAATCCATTACGAAAATATGAGTATAGCACTAGCTGAAAGTTTGGCTAATGCCGGGCAAGGGCCTATATATCAAATGGCGTTTGGTAACGGAGGAACGTCAGTTGATCCTACTGGTATTATTACATACTTGACACCTAACTCTACTGGTTCAAATGCTGGACTATATAGTCAAACTTATAGCAAAGTAGTTGATGATTTAAGTAACGAAAATTTAGACCCTGTCAGAAATAAAATAGAAACACGTCATGTAAGTGGAGCAAACTATACCGATATCTTAGTTTCATGTTTGTTAGATTACGGTGAGCCACAAGGACAAGATGCATTTGATACAGCAACTCAATCAGAAGACTTGTTTGTGTTTGATGAATTAGGACTAATAAGTAGAGGAACCGACAATACTGTTGGTAGACTACTAACACATGTTATTTTCCACCCGGTGCAAAAGTCGTTGAACAGACTTATTCAAATTGATTATACTGTAAGGGTACAAAGTTTAACAGGTTTCAACGAGGTGTAACTTATGGCATACGAAATAAAATTTTCAGATTTAACTAATAAAGGAACACTAGTTATAGAGGACAGTACTCTAAATACAGAAACTAGTTTGTCGTTGCCAGGAAGAAACACAACAGCATACGGTGCGGCTGTAGCTGAAAACTTTTTACATCTATTAGAAAATTTTGCTAATAATCAAGAACCTACTAATCCAATTGAAGGTCAACTTTGGTATGATAATACGATTGGTGTTGATCAATTAAAATTATATGATGGTACTAATTGGGTAGCAGCAGGAGGATTAAAAAAAGCTCCAACCGCTCCTGATGTAGGCAAATCAGTAGTAGGAGATTTGTGGGCAGATACTGACAATCAACAGTTATATTTGTTTACTGGTGCTACTTGGATATTAGTAGGCCCAGAATTTGCAGAAGGCCTAGCTACTGGTTCTAGACCAATTGAAGTAATTGGAACAGATGATAGAACCTACGGTGCTGTTTTAATAGAAACTAAAGGTAAAGAAGTAGCTATTATAGCAAGCGAAACATTTACACCAAAAACTAAAATCGAAGGGTTTAATATTATTCGTCCTGGTATAAATTTATCAACGATTGATATTACAGGAGACGGATTAACTAAGTTTAGAGGTATTGCAGAAAAAGCAGAAGGTTTAATAGTTGGTACTACACAAGCAGATATTGATAATCCAATTCCAGCAAGTAGCTTTATGCGTAAAGACCAGGTCAATGTTACAAATTATGGTATAAGTATTCAAAATGATAATGGACTTACTACAATTGGAGCAGATAGTTTATTAAAACTAAGAGTGACTGGTAGTGCAGGTTACTTGTCTAATGAAGGCGGCGGCAACTTAGATTTTGGAGTTTCTGTAAACGGTGTTTTAGGAACACAATTAAGACTTGATGGAAATTCTGGAAACGTTGGTGTTAACAAACTTAATCCTGATCAAGATGCAACATTACATGTTGGCGGAAAAATAAAAACTGATACAGTTATTGAAGTTTCAGGTCAGATACCTTCAACTAGTATTAGCAGCGGAGCATTGGTAGTAGACGGTGGTGTAGGTATTGCAGGAGATGCAAATATCGGAGATACCTTAACTGTCTTAGGAGAAATTACAACAGGCGGAAATATTGTTCCTTCTAGTAATACAATTACTGTTGGTACACCTATAAACAAATTTAATACTGTTCATGCAACAGAGTTTAGAGGTACGTTGGTAGGAGACGTTATTGGTTCTGTATCACAACGTGCAGGTAGTGCTGACAAATTAACAACGCCTACAGTACTTAGGATGTCTGGACAAGTAACAGCACCTAATGTTAGCTTTGACGGACAACAAGGAACACTTACATTCCAAACTACAGTTAATGACGAGTTTATTAATGGTCAAACTCTTGTTTCAGCTACTGAACCACAAGACGAGTTTATTTTATATAGAAATTCAGAGCCTACTGGAACTTACAAAGTAAAAGCAAGTTCTATATTCAATGGTATTACTGGATTAATGCCAATAGGTACTATAGTTCCATTTGCTGGATCAGAAGAACCTGATGGTTGGTTGTTTTGTGACGGTAGAAATATAAGGATAGAAGATTATCTACCGTTATATGATGTTATTGGTAATTCTTTTAAAGATGCAGCCACAGTTCAATCAGAACAAAATAATCAAACAGGATTTTTTGGATTACCTGATATGAGAGGAGCATTTCCTCTAGGTGTTGACAACATGAACGGTAATGCTCGAGGACGAGTAACTGAAGGTGCTGATAACGTAGGTGCTTCACCAACTTATGCTACACAAGCTAGAAGAATTGGTGTTAACAACTTACCAGAACACGAACACGAATTATATAGTTACAACAGTCAAGGAGAACAAGACTTAGAGTTTTATGCTGTTAGACCTGATGATACTCAATCATCATCAGATCCAAACGTAGTTAGTGATTTTCCGGCTACGCAAGCAACTGGATCAGCACAAGGGTTACTGATACCTAAAACTGGTAAGATTGACACTGATGACAATGTTGGCGAATCATTAAATGTTATGAATCCGTTTGTTGCTGTAAACTATATTATATACACTGGAGTAGGCGGCTAATGAGTTACAAATTAAATAAAACAGATGGATCATTACTAGTAGAACTAGTTGACGGACAAATTGATCAAACATCTACAGATTTAACATTAATAGGAAGAAACTATACAGGATTCGGAGAATTTTATAACGAAAACCTTATTAAAATGCTAGAAAATTTTGCTAGCACAAGTGCTCCATCTACGCCGTTAACAGGACAACTTTGGTTTGATACATCAGAAAGTAGATTAAAAATATATGATGGTTTTGGATTTAAGTCAAATGGTCCTATTGTACAAAATACACAGCCGCAAATGGTTGCAGGCGATATATGGATTGACAATGCTGATAACAAATTATATTTCTTTGACGGATCTGATATCCAATTGGTTGGGCCTATATACAGTGCAGCACAAGGTAAATCAGGCTTTGAAGTAATTACTGTTACAGGTAATGATAGTAAAGGTAGAACAGTATTAGTTTTATGGATAGCAAACTCTAGAGTTGCTGTTCTTAGTAACGAAACTTTTACTCCAGTGTCAGCACAGAATATACCAGGAATTTCAGGAGCAATCCAAAAAGGTTTTACAATTATTGATCAAGACAATTTTAGATTATTTGGATTATCAGATGCTGCAAACAGTTTAATCACTGACCAAACAGATCAAGTCACTGGCGAAACTATTAGATTAACAGCCTCTCAGTTTTTGCGTAATGATGCAGATGGAAATACTTCAGGAAGTTTGACTATTGCTAGTCCGCAAGGTCTTATTATTGGACCAACACAAAACGCTCAACTTAGAACATCTGGACCATTCTTTAATATACAAACTAACAATACTAATGATAGTATGCGTTTTAGACTACTAAACGATGTAGATGACTTTTTTGACGGAGTAGTAATTCATGCACCTACAAGACGTGTAGGTTTAAACATGGACCAAGGTGCTCTTCCTACTAGTACATTAGATGTAAATGGTGATGCTAGAATTAGAGGTGATTTAGTAGTTGAAGGCTCTAATACAACTATCGAGACCGCTACACTTACAGTAGATGATTATAATATAGAATTAGGTCATGCTGACGCTGTACTTACTTTTAACACACCGCTAAAAGCAACTATTGCTAGTGGACTAGTTGTAGGTGAAATTATAACACAAACCAACAGTTTAGCATCAGGATCATTTAAATCTATTTCATCAGATAGATCTACAATGTATCTTGAACCTATTAACGGAACATTTACAACTAATTCTAACGATGCGTTTATAGGTAGCCAATCCGGAAGTTTAACACAAGAAGTTGATAGTAACCAAACAGTTTATGCTACAGGAGTTAGTCAACGAACAGACATTACAGCAAACGGTGCCGGCATAATTGTAAAAGGTCCAGCCAGCTCTATTAATCAATATGATAAACACATTAAGTGGATCAATGATACTATTAACGGAACTAACTGGGAATTCAGTGATAATATAAATCTTGTAGCTGGAAAATCAATTAGAGTAGACGATGACGAAGTTTTAAATGCTACTACGATAGGATCTAATGTTGTTAATTCAAACCTACAAAATTTAGGTATACTTACACAGCTTCGAGTGCATACTACTATGACACTTGACGAAATAGCAGGTGTTCCTACTATTAAAACAACCGGTGCCGGGTTAACAATAGACAGTGCTTCAAGTATTACTATCGCTAATCAAAAAACTATAAGCAATTTAGGAAATCCTATTAATGCACAAGATGCTAGTACAAAGTTTTATGTAGATACTAAGGTAAGAAGCGAACCGTTATCATTATTCTTAGACGTTACAGGTATGCCGGATGGATCTTTTGAAACACAAAACAGTCAAATATTAGATTTTATAGAATTTATGTATCCGGCACAGTTTAGAGAAATTGGATGTCTAGCACGTTTATATACTGTTGAATACAGCGGTAGAGTAGACGGCGTTAATATCAATGACGCTATGACTAAAGAATGGGTAAATGTTAACTGGAAAACTTTAATAGATACCGGTGATATTTCAGTTACAAGAAGTTCAAACAATGAATTGCAGCCACCAGGTGATGGCTCAAACCAGCAGCTATTAGAAGATATTGCATTTGAAGACGAAGTTTCAGGTACAGTGGGTCTTAATGTTGCTAGAAGAAAAAGATACTACAAAGTAGTTGTTTCGGGTTCAACTCGAGTATGGACAGAAGTTCCTGAAGCAGAAGCAATACAAACAGAATAAGGGCAGGCGATAAATACTATATCGTTACAGGGGTATATGAATGGCATACACAATAGAACTAACAAATAACAGTATTTTAACAGTTGTTGAAGACGGAACCATAGATAATACTACTGATATTAAATTAGTAGGTAAAAACTATAGTGGATACGGAGAAATACAAAACGAAAATTTTGTAAAACTGTTAGAAAATTTTGCAAGCGAACAACAACCTGCAAGACCAATTCCAGGGCAACTTTGGTTTGACCAAGATGCTACATCTTTACGCTTAAAGCTATTTGATGGAAATGACAATAAGATATTTACTAGTCTTGCAAATATCCATCAAGGAGAGCTGCCAACAGGAACTGATCTTTCAGCACAAAATGTAAAAGACGGTGATCTTTGGTGGGATGATGTAACTAGCCAACTGTATGTTTACAATGGCACAGACTTTATGCTTGTTGGCCCCAAGGTAACAACTAATAGACAAACAGAAGTAATAGAAGCCCTAGTATACGATGATCAATTACCAGACCCTGTAGATCCTAGCCAAATTGCTAACTATCAACATTTAATACTTAAAGGTATTGTTGACGGTAAAACAATTTTCATATCAAGTAACGATGATTTTACACTCGATTCGAGTAATAGTATACTAGGTTTTGATAGACTTAGAAAAGGTATCAATCTTGTTGATACACAAGAAGCTGAAGGCGGAGTAACATCGAGTGAATATATTATAAATGGTAGTGTTACTAATTCACAAAAGTTAGGCGGTGTTCTAGCTGAAGAATATATTCAAAGAGTAGGAGCAGAATTTTTAGGCCAAGTTGATATTAAGGTTAACGATGGTCTTGCTATTGGTGCAACAGGACAACTAGTATTAGAGTACGTTGGCGGGAAGCCAGTAATTAAAGCCTCACAAAATGATGAAAGATTGTCATTTGTAGTAAATGACTCTAACGGTGTTAATAAAGTTCCTATGGAAATGGACAAACAAGGTCCAGTACCGGGTGCTCATTTAACTTATAATCTAGGGTCATTAAATTTACAATGGGCAAATGTACATGCAGCAAATTTTAGAGGTATTGCTGATAAAGCAGATACACTAATAGATGAAAGTGGCAATTATAGATCTTTAGACAAAGTTGAAAACGCAAACACAGTAGTGCGCAGAGACAACGCTGGAGACATTTATGCAAGAGAATTAGTTGCAGATGCACTAAGGAATAAGGCTGATGTTAATGCTGCAATTACAGCAAAAGTAACTCAGGCAGAAAATTTACTAGTTAACGGTACAGACTTTAGAACAGGAAGCACAGCAGCAGATAATAATACTGTAGCTGTAAGAGATGGTTCTGGTAATATTACAGCAAACGTATTTAACGGTGTTGCAACTAGATCAAGCACTATTGCTGTAGGTACCGAGTATCGTGGCGCAAATGTAAACAGTAGTGCAAATACGGTAATGGTACGTAATGGCGATCAAGATGTATTTGCAAGACAGTTTGTTGGTGAACTTAATGGTAATGCTGCATCAGCCACTAAATGGCAAACACCTAGAACAATTACATTTTCTGGAGATGTTACAGGTAGTGGAACACTTGATGGAACATCAGATTTAACAATTAATATTACTAACAATGCAGATAGTATTGCACTAGGAACAGACACTACTGGTAACTTTGTAGAAAGTATTAAAGAAGTTACAGGTGAAGCATATTTAAATGTTTTTGTAAATGAAGTACAAGATGCAACACCTAGAGAAAATGCAAGAGTTACACTAGGAATTAGTGCAAGTGCAACAGCACAAGCAGGTGTACTAGCTGCTAGAGACGGCGACGGTGATTTATATGCAAATACCTTCCATGGAGACTTTAGCGGTAATATCGTAGGCGATGTAACTGGTAACTTAACTGGCGATGTAACTGGCGATGTAACTGGTGACTTAACTGGTAATGTAACTGGTAATTTAACAGGCAATGCAGCTGGAGATCACACAGGTACGTTTACTGGTAATGTTGGTGGCGATATATATGACTATATTGGTCAAGGTGCAACTAAAGTAGTTGATGTTGTAGCAAGAACATTTAATGGAACAGCAAATCTTGCATTAGAATCAGATACTATTAAGACAGTTTCAACTTCGTCTGCAGGTAATTTCTTTATTACAACAGTTCCAACTGATGTCGGAAGCGCATATCAAGAAAGTAAAACACACCCAGATGTATATGTAGAAGGTGATTCAGGTACACTACATGCAAACATTTTTGACGGTACTTCAGCTACATTTGGTACTATCAACGTTACTACACTAAACTATGTTGGCGAAAGCGGAGGAATTATACCTCTTTCAGTTGGCGGCTTAGGTGTAGATGCTAGTGATGCTTCTGGCAAAGCAACAGCTAGGTCTAATCTTGGTATAGATAGTTCAGGTGAAGTTGATGCAAAAATATCAAGTGCTGTAAGCGGTTTAAATGATACTATTGGTGGAATTAGCACTTCAGAAATTAAGAATATTAACGATTCTAATGCTCCACAAAAAGTTACAACATCTAGCACAAATATTACTATGACTCATAATAGTACTGGACATAGTACGTATGATGCCGACGGTATTACACTACACACTGGTAATTTTGTTGGTGTTGCAACTCAAGCATACTATGCTGACTTAGCAGAAAAATATTCAACACCAGAAGAGCTATCTCCTGGTACTGTTGTTAGTATTTCACAAAGTGAAGAATACGAAGCAGATACAGCACAACGTGGCGATATTGCTATAGGTGTTGTAAGTACAGATCCAGCATTTATGATGAATGCAGAAGCTGAAGGCCAGTATATTGCGCTTAAAGGGCGTGTACCAGTTAGAGTTATAGGTCCTGTTAAAAAAGGACAAGCTGTATATGTAGACGACAATGGTTGTGCAAGTACTGTAATTAACGGAGGATCATTAGTAGGTATCGCACTAAACAGTAATGCAGAAGAAGGCGAAAAACTTGTTGAATGTGTTTTAAAAGTTTAAAGGAAGTAATTACTAATGCCAGTTACCACTACTACATCAGCAACAGCAGACACGTTTAATGAACTAGTTACTCAAACAATAAATTATTGGGGATTAGAACTAGGACAACTTTGTCGACCATTAACACGTTTTGTTGGTTCGGATGACATTATTACAAACGAAAGTTGGAATGATTTAATTTCTGATATAGTTGATGCTAGAGCATTTACTCTTAAAGGTAGTGCAACAAAAGAAGAAGTGCATCAACAACTTCCGTCACCGTGGTCACCAGCAGGAATACCAAGCAATCATGTTATATCAGCAGCATTATACAATGCAGCAGAACAGATGATACAAGATGCAGCAACAGCATTAAATCCGGGTTATGCTAATTTAGGTAATACAAATTTTTCTTTTACAATTCCAGATGATACAAATGTAGGGTTTGAAGGATCAACAATAATTGGTTTTCCAGGCGGATATAATTATACTAGTAATGCTAATGGCGATACTCGAAGAGCAAGCAATGAAGATCATGCAAGGCATTGGCAAAATGCTGGGGGCATAGTAATAACTGATGTAGTTGCTTCTAATGTTCCGGAAGATGATAAAAACAAAGACTACGAAGATATGGCAAATCTTATAAGTGCCAATCCTCCAGTGTGGAGCCCAATTGAAGGTGATGCTAATTGGAGATCACTTGCTGCTGAACAAAGTGCATATAACACATATGCAACAGGCACATATACATCTAACTTTTTAGATGTAAGAGCTCGTAAACTTACATCATATGCAGGTGAAGTTCAACTAAGATTAGATGACGGCTCAACAGGTGCTCCTGACGAAATTGTAACAGCAGACTTTACGCTAAACAATCGTGTGTATCATCCTTCTTATTTAGATAATCCACTAACTCCTGTTGCTACACAACCAGCTCTTGTTAATCAAGGGGTTACAGATTATTATGTTGACATTGAGTTACCTCGTACAGGCTCTCAATCAGGAACATCGGGATTATTTAATGATCCTACAAATACAGATACTAATACCATTGGCGAATACAATATACCGCTAGGCGATTGGACTGTAACAGTAACAGGTACTGTTAGTGTAGATGGAACTAGAGACGGACTGTTTGGACTTGATAAAGACCCAGCAGGAGATGTAGATCTAATAATTAGAACACTAAGTTACACTGGACCTGACCTTGTAGTACAGCGTGTGATTAATGGTAAATCTACAAGTGCAAGAACAAACACAGTAAACTTTAGCTTTGAATGTTCAGGAATTGCTGTTCATTATGCTGTTCTCAGATGGCGTTATCAAGGTGACGGACCTCACTGGGTAGCTGCAAAATTAAGATTCCAGATAGATCCTAATTAAAACTCTTGACTTTTATTAATAGATAAGTTATAATATACTTAGACTTGGAGTATCATTATGGACGTTTATGACTTTGCAAATTATGCAAAAACTTTCTCTAATCAAAAAAGATTACTTAAAGAAAAATTTGAAACTGATTTAATTATATTTTATAATGGAGGAGAATTTTCTGCATCAACGTCTCGTATAAGTTATCTTAATACTATTGAACATAATACCCTTAGTACTATAGAGATCGATGACAAAGGTACTCCTATTCGTATTTCTAATATAGATGAGTTTTTAGCAACACTTGTAAAAGCAAGAAATAATGCTTTACAATCTTACTTTGATGCATATGAAGAATTAAAGTCTAATCGTTCTGTACAAGGGCTGGTTAATGGATAAAGGCGTACTTTTATTTGCTTTTGCTAATGAACAAATTAATTATATAAAACAGGCAGAAGAATGTGCTAGAAGAATAAAAAAATATTTAGATGTTCCTGTTGCACTTGTAACAGACAGTGACATAAAATCTAAAAGTTTTGTAAAAGTAATTAATTATCAAGAAAAGAATACCTTTAGCAAAAGAATATATTCTAACGGCTCTAAAACAACTAATACCCTTACATTTCGAAATACAGCAAGATCTAAAGCATACGATCTAACACCGTTTGATACAACGCTGGTAATGGATGTTGATTATATGTTATGTTCAGACACACTAAAACACTCTTTTGAATTAGATAGACAGTTTCAAATTTATAAAGATGCTGTAGATATTCATCCTGATAGAGATAGGGACGAATTTACTTATACTAGTTCAATTGGACCAATGTTCTACTGGGCTACAGTGTTTTGTTTTCAAAAAACTAAAGAAGTAAAACAATTTTTTGATTTACTTAATGTTATACAAAACAATTATAGATATTATGTAGATCAGTATAAATTTAAAAATGACATGTTTAGAAATGACTATCTTTTTAGTATTGCGTTAAATCTGTTAGATAATAATTTTGCAGATATACTACCAGGAAAAATGTACTACAGTTTAGATAAAGACACCCCAATTTTGCTATCTGACACAGAATTTAAAGCAATAACATCTGCCAAGAGAATTAAAATACCAGTAAGATTAGAAAATTGTGATATCCATGTTATGAACAAATATTGGTTAGAGGAGTATCTATGAGTAAAGGATTTTTATTTTTTGCGCAAAACTCCGAGTATAATTATGTAAATCAAGCATGTTTATTAGCAATGAGCATACATTCATCTACACCTGGTAGTTTAGTTAGTATTGTAACAAATGATAAAGTACCTAAAAAATATCAAAAGTTTTTTGATAAAATTATACCTATAGAAAATGATCTAGCTATAAACAGTAATTGGAAAATAGAAAATAGAGTTACAGCATACGACCTTACTCCCTACGACGAAACTGTAGTATTTGATACAGATATGTTGATATTAGATAACTTTGACATTAAGTGGAATTTTTTATCTAACTATGAGCTTTACTTTTGTACAAATGTTAAAACATTTAGAAATAATAATGTAACTAGTAGATACTATAGAGCTACATTTGATGCTAATTATCTTCCAGATTTCTATAGTGCAATATACTATTTTAAAAAAACAGAGTTATCAAAAAAATTCTTTGATCAATTAAAGTGGGTAATGACAAATTGGCATGACATAAAACTATGGAAAAAACAACCATGGGCTAGTATTGATGTAAGTACAGCTATAGCTAGTGAAATGCTAGGTATAACAGAACAAATTACTAGTTCACACGATTTGATTTCGTTTGTGCATATGAAATCTAAATGTCAAGATTGGCCCAATTATAACAAACCTTGGACTGAAATTGCTACACACTACTTAACAGAAGATTTAGATTTATATGTAGGCGGTTATAAACAAACAGGTGTTTTTCATTATACAGAAAAGCACTTTTGCGATGAATTAAAAATGGAGTACTATTATGGTAGTTTGGTACATACATTATAACAAAGAAGGACAAATACAAGAAGTACAACCAGATGCACCTTACAAAGGATCTACAAGCCGTTATCTAACAATTGACGATTATAGTCCTGCAGATCAAATAGAGATATTTTCTGCCTGGCGGAAAATTCCAAAAGATGTAGTTGTTGTAGAAAATCCTATAACGAAAAAACCTAGATTAGAAAAGATTGAAAAGAGCAATTCAATACATATTAAATCTAATCTAATAGAAATTGTTCAATCAACAAATGCTCAAGTAGAGTTAACAGTTGAAGAAGACACTGTATCAATGAAAACACATTTTGAATTTAATGGAACTATTGTTGTTTACGTAACAGAAAAAGATCCCGGCCTTGCTATAGATACTCTTAATTTTACAAAAGATAAACTAGTTCATAAACGTTCTTATCAAAACAAGAGATTTTTTGTTGCTCCGTATGATAAAACCTTTACTTTAAAATCAAATAAATATACTACACAGGAGTAAAAAATGGTATCGGTAGCACAAAACGATGAAATTAGAGTAGATCATATTGATAGTTTGATACAACAAATTATAGATAGTTATTCTACTGTATACGGTCAGCCTTGCCGAGGCGCAAATAATAGGGTATCTACTTTTGTAAATGACTTTGATCTTGAAAAACTTGCACTTGACACTAGAGATTTTTATTTTGCAACACAAGTAGGATCATTTACATTATCAGAATGTTACAATTTAATTTTTAATTCAAACTCTAATTTTAATAACGGCAATGATAGCTATAACAGTCCAGAAGTTTTTGGATCAGAAATTAGATATCAAGATATAAATCAATTACAGAATGGAATTGATCTTGCCAAACAAGCTGGACAGCCAAGCTATTCAAACTTTACTAGTAGTATTACAGGTAACGCATCGTCTACTACAAATGTAGCCGCAGATGATGATAACGCAAAAATCTTTTGTGAAATGGGTGTAGACTGGAGTGGTACAGATGCTGATGGCACTGTAGCAACTAATATAAATGGTGCAACAGCTAGCTATACTGGTAATAATACTAACAAGATACGATTTATGACACAATGTGGCGGCCGTATTGTTATAACAGCTTCAGGTACTGGTAGTAACGGAACATCAAAAGACGAAGATGTTAAAAGTATGTTAAACAACATAAGTTATATACATAATCCTTGGCCTATAACAAGTATTACTTTGTCTGATAATTGGAGTAACTATTCGACCCTACAAACAGAAACGAGCACAGCATATTCAGGAAATGTATTAAGATTAATATGTAGAAGAGACAGTTCAAATGTAATACACTATGCCTTGCACTATATAGATGGCTCTGATGGTGACGGCTCAGGTACAGATTATACTGAAGCAGCATACGACGAAGCTGTTACTACTAATTTTAACTTGAGTGTGAGAGTCTACTATCCAGGACATTTGGTTAACAAATGGAAGCCTTCGATTAGTGCTACCACAACAACTACAGGCGGTGGCAGCGGCCCTACCACTAGCACTGTTTCCCAAGGTAGCTCTTCTATTGTCTACGATGGAAAATTTTATCTATCAGGTTATAATCATGTGACACTTAATATTGTTGGAACTATCGATGATGTAGATGCAGGAAAATTTGATTCTGCCTGGAGCGGTAATTATATTGCTGCAATAAGTAACGTTATAGCTCAATCAGATGGAACGGGCGGATTGCCTTACTTATATATAGGTAATCCTAATAATACTGTACCATCTCAAGGAACATGGACATCTTTGATTGTAAGAGATTTAGATAACGGAACATCAAAAACATTAGACCGGTCTTTTGCTACAACTTCTTCAATTACAAATCAAACGGTTTCTTCAAACGGACTACTATATCAGTACGGATCGGCAGCTACTTGGGCATTTATACAATTTACTTGGCAAGACAGTAATAGCCAATTCTTGCCAATTTACCCAAGCTCTTTTAATTTTAACGGCGGAAATTTTGAAATAGAGTTTATATAATGACAATAACTAGTAGCATAATTAATTTTGATCAAGAAATATTTGATACACTATGGAATCAGTGTAATAGATTATTACATAAAAATCTAGGATATTCGGTAGACAAATTCCTTGCAGAAAGTATATTTAAAACTAGCGACATTGTTACATTAACTAAAGATAATGACGTTCCTGTAACAATGAGTGCTTGCAAAATATATAACGGTGTACCTTCTTTTGTGTTTTGCTTGTTTGGTCAAGATTCTCAAGGAAATCAAGATTGGTTTAACAATCCAGATCATATAGCTTTATCTATACAAGAAGTTCGCAACAAAAGTCTTTTTGTAGATATACTTGTATTGTCAGATAGCGCCATGCATAACGGTATAATAAAAAGTTTATCACAAACACATAATATTAAACAATATAAAGCAACTGATACACATACTAGACTAAGGTTTATAAACAATGGCGGTTAGTGAAGGCGACAATATTCTCAATACCCAGTTTAACAATCTTGTAGATAGATTAGTTTCTAATTATGCAAGTTATATGGGTCAGCAACTACGATCTGGGACAACTACAAAATCAAGTACCTCAGTTATTAGTGCTAGTGATTGGAATGATCTAGCAGAAGACATAATGGACTTTTTGTATTATTCTACAACTGGTGAATTTGATTATGCAACAACATTTAATACTTATTTTGGAGGAAGTGTTTTTGATCCTGGGTTTAGTGCAGCAAGTACTGACGAAATTGACGATGCCGATTACAATACACTAGAATCAGCACTTGATACAGCTATACTTAGGTCTGGACAACTTACAAATTTTGATTTTGCAATACTTAACTCTCCATCAGCTTCGTATGAGCTTGCTTGGAACGGAAGACTTGAAATAGATCAAATTTGGGGATTTCCTGGAGGATATACTTATACTACCAATTCGGCAGGCGCAACAGCCGTAGCAACACCTGCTGTACATAGACAACACTTTAGTAGGGCATTAGGTGGTATAATTGCAGCAGCATCTAGTAGTGGTGCAACTTCAGACAAAGATCTTGATTGGTCAAACATGATAGATAATCTAAGTTATACGTACACAACAACAGACTATTCTAATACTACATTTGTAAATGTAGCAAGCTCTACAGGAAATTCAACATACAGTAATAATGTTGGTAACATACAAGTAAAAGTAGATGACTTTACCGGTACTGGTAAGTTTGTTACACGATTATCCTTACAAGATTTAGATAGTGGTAATCCAGATGACTACATTGACGAAGATGTTGATACAAATGTTGCATTTTCGGTAAACATAAAATATCCTAGTAGACTACCAAATGATCTACAACCTGTATCATATAATCCGGTAGTTTCAAGTCAAGGATCGGCATCAAATGCTGCAACACCTGTCTTTGCCAAAAACAATATAACTTTCTTTGATACGACAATTAATCCATCATATAGTAGTTATGCTCAAGTTACACATACATATGAAGGTGGAAATCTTGCGCCTAGACTTATTGCTTATGGAGAAGTTATAAGCAATACTTCATCTCAACAATGGTCTAATTGGTTACCAGATGGCTCTCCTACACCAACACGTACAGATTACGAATGGAAATGGCAAGTAGTGTCATCGAACATGATAATATCACCCGGCGATGATGGAGTAGATGCAGATGGTAATCCTATAACAAACGCTGAAAATACGTGGATGCGTCCATCAGCTAATAATTGGAAAATTTTTGAATATTCCTCAGCTAGTTTTGAGCAAGCTAATATAACGGTTTCAGTTAGGGTTGCAGATTCTGCTACTCTAGTTGATACTATTTCAGTTATCCTGTATTTAGAAGCCGGCGCCAATTAATTAATTATTGACAAAATCCTTTTTAGAAGGTATAATAACAGTATGAGCGAACTACGAATAAATGATTTCGATGTAATATTTTTGTCTTACGACGAACCCAACTGTGAACAAAATTATGCAGATCTATTAACTAAGATACCGTGGGCCAAGCGTGTTCATGGTGTAAAAGGTTCGGATGCAGCACACAAAGCCTGTGCAGATATTGCTGACACAGACAGATTTGTTACAGTTGACGGCGACAATAGAATACGTCCAAGTTTATTAAATTGGAGCATACCTAAAGATATGGTAAGCGACAATACTGTAATCAGTTGGTGCGGCAAAAATGTAATCAATCATTTACAGTACGGCAATGGCGGAGTTAAATGTTGGCCTAAACACATTGTACAAAACATGCGTACACATGAAAATGCTGATCCTAATAACGAAGCAGCACAAGTAGACTTTTGTTGGGATCTAGATTACAAACAAATGAACGAATGTTTTTCAGATGTGTATAATAACGCAAGCGAACGTCAGGCTTGGAGAGCAGGATTTCGAGAAGGCGTTAAGATGGGTCTATCTAATGGTAGACGTATTAGCAAAGAAAAACTTTTAAGCAATCCGTGGAGAACTTTACATTGGCTTTATATATGGTGTAATGTTGGTACAGATGTAGAAAACGGTATTTGGTCAATCTACGGAGCAAGACAAGGTCTTAATATGACAATGTTAACTGATTGGGACTTTGTTAATGTAAGAGACTTTGATTGGCTTAATACATTCTTTGATACAATTAAGCACAATGACCCATTTGAAGGTGCAAAACATTACGGCGAGATTTTACGTAACGAACTAGATTTACCAATATCTGTAACTCCTATGGATGCCGAACAGAGTGCTTTCTTTAAAGAAGTTTATATTAATCCTAGTAGGATAGATAAACCAGGACGTTCTCTAATACAATCTCACGTTTATGATATTGTAATGATTACATATGACGAACCAGAAGCAGATAAAAACTTTGAAGAACTAAAAAAACGTTTTCCAAGGGCCAAACGTATGCACGGAATTAAAGGTATACAAAACGCACATCGTGCCGCAGCACATCTTGCAGAAACAGATATGTTTTGGGTAGTAGACGGCGATGCTGAAATTGTAAAAGACTTTAACTTCTATCTAGAAGTAGAAGATTGGGATAAGAATACTGTTCATGTTTGGCGTAGTAAAAATCCTGTAAATAATTTGCAATACGGATATGGAGGTGTAAAATTATTACCTACACACCTAACACGTAATTTACCAGACAATACAGTTGACATGACAACTAGTATTAGTAAAAGTTTTAAAAGTATTGCACAAGTATCTAATATTACAAAATTTGATGTTGATCCATTTACTACATGGAGAGCAGCATTTAGAGAATGTGTAAAATTAGCAAGTGGTACTATTGACAGAAAAGACAATGCAGAAACAGAAGAAAGGCTTAACACTTGGTGCGAAGAAAGTGTCAATGCTCGTTTTGGAAAATTTGCTACTAGTGGCGCTCGTAGTGGCCGTCAGTTTGGTTACGATAATTTCGATAAGCCAGATCGTTTAAGATTAATTAACGACTTCGATTGGCTTAGGGAGCAATTTAAAAATGACACAAATACGTGAGTATTTAGATAATATTACAGCATTACATATAGAGCTTACAGATAAATGCCAAGCAGCATGTCCTATGTGTGCTAGAAATATAAATGGAGGTGCTGACAGACCATTTATAAAGAATGCAGATATCAGTATTGAACAATTTAAACAATGGTTTACGCCTAATTTTTTATCAAAACTTAATAACCTTTATAGTTGCGGAAACTATGGAGATCCTGCGTTTGCTAAAGATTGTTTAGAAATTTATTCTTATGTTAGAGAGTGCAATCCAACAACTCGACTAGCATTGCATACCAATGGAAGTTTAAGAACAACACAGTGGTGGAAGGAACTTGCTAATGTTATTAGTCCAAACGGACAAGTAATTTTTGCTGTTGACGGATTTGCAGGAAAGCATGAAATATATAGAAGAAATACTAAGTTTGAAAAAGTAATAGAAAGTATTACAGCATTTGTAGAAGCCGGCGGCGATGCAAGAGTAGACAGTTTAGTATTTGCACACAATGAACACGAAACAGACAAATTAGAAAAATTTCTTTTAAACTTAGGTGTTAAAGAAGTAAATTTTAAATCCACCAAAAGATTCTATAATCTAGGAAAATTTGCTGTACAAGATAAAGAAGGTAAACATATATACGATCTAGAACCTGCAACACAAGAAAAATGGAATCCTGGGTTTGCAGGAAACATTGAAGCATTTTTAGATCCTAATTTTATAAAAAAAGTTTGTGATAATGCTACAGTAGAGCCACAGTGTATAAACAAAAATGAAATATATGTAGATCCTTACGGTAATATATTACCTTGTTGTTGGATTGGTAGTGATTGGATAGAAGAACCTCTTAATGGTGATTTTGTGTTACAAAAATTAAGAGACATAACTGTAGACAATAGTAAACAAGTAATGATAGATGTCGGAGTTCCTAATCTAAATACCGCTAATATCGACGGTTTATTGCAAAAAATCGACATGTGGGAAAAATTAGAACAGTACTGGATAGGTGAAAACAAGTGTATTACGTGTGTTAAAAACTGTTCAAGAGAGTTATATGCAAAATAAGTTTAATGACATACCGTGGGATAATATTACTGAGTTTGGCCAGAAGACTCTCCTAAAGAGCCATCTTTTCACAGTTTCGTGGATCCTGGCTAGATTTTGTAATTATAACTGTAGTTATTGCTGGCCATACGCAAGATGTAGTACCCCTGACCACCAAGATCTAGAAACGTACTTAAAGGCTATGGATAGTATCAAAGCACAGGCTCGTGCAAATAACTTTACAGATTTTCACTTTAGTTTTAGTGGCGGCGAGCCTACAGCCTATAAATACTTTGGGGAGATTATAGATCATTACTGTAGTGATACAGCACCTGAGTACCAAAGTATACATATGACCACAAATCTAAGCCCTGGAAGCAAATGGTGGAATAGATGGTTAGACAGCACTAAAACTCTGCAACGCAGAAGTATAACAGCAAGTTATCATGCAGAGTTTGCAAACGAGCAAGAGTTTGGAGACAAATGCTTGCAACTAATGAAAGGAGGAACCTTTGTTACAATCAATCAAGTTATGGTTCCAGAAATGTTCGAAGAGCTTTACGGACGCTTGGAGCGATTTGCCGCCAGAGGTATTAATGTCACTCTCAAGCCCCAGTCCGATCCTACCGCCAGCTTCGTGGTACATGGATATACAGAAGATCAAATCAAAAAAATGCAAACCGGTTTCCCACAGCAAATCCCGGACGAATACAAAAAACTAATACCTCTATATCAAGTAGAACTTACGGACGATAAAGGTGATAAGTATTATGTAGACCAAGCAGAAAGATTTAATGCATTTGGTTTTAATAAATTTAAAGGCTGGACCTGCAATGCAGGATATCAGGGAATAGTAATAAGAGAGAATGAAGTGAAGCGTAGTTATAGTTGTCATGACGAACCTCTTGGTACTATTACAGATGGTTTTAAGATTTTTGGCAAACCTAAAAAATGTATTACTCCTACTTGTGTAAGTAGTGCAGATAGTAAAATCCCAAAGGTAAAAAATATATGAAAGTTGAGATAGAAGATGTACTTTTTTGGATGGATGCAATACGCAATAGTGACGATAAATTCCGTACTCTTGAAAGTTTTTGGAAAGGACAAATAAGGAGTAAAGTTTGGTTAGTAGAAACTTTAGAAACATTTGCTTTGCCGTCAAAGAATAAGATTGTTATACACGGCGGCTGGAATGGTGTGCTAGCAAGCCTATTGTTTAATAGTAAAATTAATATAGAGTCTATTGTTAGTGTTGATATAGATCCTACATGCGAGGAAATAGCACGTACAATAAACAAACGTCAAGAAATTGAAGGAAGATTTGAAGCCGTTACAGCAGATATGTGTGACTATGATTATAAAGCCGATATAGTTATAAACACTAGCTGTGAACATCTTACACAAGAACAATATAATAAATGGTTAAAAAAATTACCGCATTTTGCAACAGTAGTCATACAAAGCAATAATTACTTTGAGCATGAAGAGCATGTAAGATGTGCAACAGATATAATTGACTTTATTAAAATGTCAGATGTTGCTCCTTATTTTGCAGAAACATTTGAAACACCAAAATATGAAAGATACATGATAGTAGGGAAACATCACTAATGACAGACAAGTATTGGTATAACCCAGAAGATACTAAATTAGGAAAGTTTCAACGAGAAATTGAAACATTAACAGGCACACCTACATTTTGTGTGTTACCTTGGATACACTTTGCTACAAGACCAAATGGCGATATGCGATTGTGCTGTAGTGCAAACGCCAGCGGTGCAGGAAACGATCACGAAGTAGGCTTAGTTAAAATGGAAAACGGCAAGCCAGCAAACTTTGGTCGTGAAACACCTATGGAAGCCTGGAACAATGATTATATGAAAAGTGTACGTACAACTATGCTTGCAGGAGAAATACCTGCTAGTTGTCGTAAATGCTTTGAAGAAGAAAAAGTTGGCGTAGTTAGTAAGCGTATTTGGGAAAGTGCTACTTGGCAACACGACGAAGACGGTGTTGATATGGCCGAACTAGTTAAACAAACTAAAGAAGATGGTACAATACCAGAAGAGTTAGTATATTTAGATTTACGTTTAGGACATACATGTAATATCAAGTGTGTAATGTGTAGTCCGCATGATAGTAGCAAATGGGTTAAAGACTGGCAACAGTTAATACCTGTATTACAAGACCCAGATGTTAAGCGTCAAATGATGTGGGATAAAAAAGAATTCAATAACAAGTGGCATGAAAAAGATACATTCTGGGAAGAAATGTATAGACAAATTCCTAACCTAAAGCAGGTTTATTTTGCCGGCGGCGAACCGTTGATGATAAAAGAGCATAAAGAATTTATTGAAGAAATTGTACGTCAAGGTTATCAGGATAAAATTTTGCTACGTTACAATTCAAATGGGCTACTTGTTGATGACGATCTAATTGAATTATGGAGTAAATTTAAAAAAGTAAAATTTGCTGTAAGTATGGATGCATGTCATGAACGTGATGAGTACATACGTTATCCTACTGACTTTGAAACTGTAGAACGTACATTACATTTGCTTGATAATACTCCGGATAATATACAAACAAGTTTAGCAACAGCAATACAGATATTCAATGTAAAGCATTTGCCTGACTTTATGAAGTGGAAAGTTGAAAGCGGATTTAAAAAGTTAAATTCAGGTAATGTTCCAGGTGGTATACAAATGGGCGGCGGATTAGTTAATATGCACTTATTATACATTCCTACGTTTTTAAGCATTCAGATTCTACCTAAAGAAGACAAACAAGAAGTAGAAGAAAGATTTATGGACTTTAAAGACTGGTTATGGAAAAACTATAGACAAGATGACGACTATTGGAAACATAACCCTTACGGATGGAAACGTTGGGAGGCTGTTCTAAAACATATGAATGCACAAGATAACAGTCATATGTTACCAGGATTTAAAGAATATGTAAATAAATTAGACAATATTCGAGGTTTAAATGCTGCAAAAATATTTCCGGAGTTAGCACATTTACTATGACACAATTAAAAAAAATTGTAAGTCTTGTTCCTAAAGATGTTTTAGACATTAGATTTTTTCCAACGGATATATGTAACTTTAATTGTACATATTGTTTTCCGGGTAGCAAAGACGGAGTACACAGATACTCAAAAAATATAGATACTATTGTAAAAAACTTTAGTGCTTTATTTGAGTTTTATCGTGTACATTATAATAAAAACAAAGTAGAACTAAATCTTGCAGGAGGAGGCGAACCTACACTATGGCCTTACTTTGGAGAATTTTGTGACAGATTATCTAAAGTCTATGACATAGAATTTACAGTAACAACAAACGGTAGTAGAACACTAAGGTGGTGGGAAAACCATAGTAAGTATCTTGATAAAGTTACACTAAGTGTACATCATGAATTTGCTGACATTGATCATACCATAGAAGTTTGTGATTATCTTTATGAACAAGGCGTGTCTGTTACAGCTCTAGTATTAATGGATGCAGAGTATTTTGAAAAATGTAAAGACATTATAGAAAAATTTAAAACGAGTAAAAACCCTTGGTTTATAGAAGCAAAACCTGTAATACAATGTGAAGGCAAAGACAATTTAAGTTATACTCCCGAAATGATAGAATATATGAATAGTGGATTAAAAAGACTTCCTGAAAGTGATTTTTTATTAAAAAATATGCATCTCTTTAGGATACACGATAGTATTGCATTATACGATAACGATAGTGTATTACCAAAGCGTTCAGGTGATTATATAAACAATGATGAAAACCACTTTCAAGGATGGAAGTGTAATGTGTTATATGAAAATTTGTGCATAAATTTTGACGGCTCACTTACAGGTAGTTGTAATGTTGCTATCTTTAAAACAGAAGATTTTAATATTTTTGAAGAAGGATTTACAGAAAAATTAAAAAATGTTAGAAGTAAGATTGACAGATTTACTTGTCCTTATAAAACATGCGGATGTCAACCCGACACACATATTACTAAGTGGAAACTTTAGTTAACGGTATATCCGCAGCACATGTACACCAATTACGTGTACATGTAATTGGTTCGGTAGGAATTTCAAATGTGCCACTATAGATGTTACCTAAACTCCCACCCACTCTGCACGTAGCTCGATGTACTTCACCGTCCCAATTAATCATTAAACTTTCAATACCTGCGTTACATTTCCAACCTTTAAATTGATTTTTATGATGTTTAATAATATCGTTGGCATGCATTTCTTCAGTATCATCTATTAAACAATTTGCTTTAACTGTAGCATTATGGTCTAGGATCCATTCTAAATCCTTTGAGTCATATCTCATGTCGTCAAACCAATCGTGATCGCCTTCGGTCCATCTTATTCTACGAATAACATAAGGAACGCTATGTCCATCTAATACACAACAGCTTTCTTTTACACGATCCATATACTGATGATGAGCCATTAGATTAACCTGATAAGGAATATTTCTTTCCATATCATTTAACTGACTCCAGTACAATATATTGTTTACTGTTTTTTCTACAACTTCATTATCAAAGTGTAGACTAAAAACATAATGATCGACAGGTAATCTACCATATAACTTATATGGAAGTGTACCGTTAGTAGTAATATTAATCCAATCTGCTACTTCTCTAGTCGACTCGACTATATCTATAATATTAGGGTGTACGCATGGCTCGCCGCCTGTAAAACTAATTCTCAAAGGTTTATTCATTTTTGATAATTCAGCTAATGCTTTTTTAAAAACATCTATGTCTGTATGAGGGCTAAAGTTATCATGTATAAATGACGGACAGTATGCACAATCAAGATTGCATCTTTTGCCTATATTCCATTCTATTTTTACACTATCTTGATGTGGCCATTTGCTTGTTACTTTATACATAATCTGCAAACTCCGGATTTGCTGATAGAAAATCTTGTCCTCTAGTTTTATCTAAACGCTTATTAAACTCTACACAGTCTTTCCAGTGCGAGCTATACATACATTTTGATTCTAGAAAATTAATGTTATCTTGTATCTGTTGCAAGGTAATTTGTTCTAACAGTTTATGTTGTTGTACCAAAGGATATTCAAGTATTTCGGTTTTCATTTGTTCTAGCCTATCAACAACTTTTGCTTTTAGTTGAGGCGGCAATACTTGTGCGCTTAATACCATTGGATAGTTTACACGATGTGAATAAAACACAATGCCCATTTTGTTAATGAAGTAATCAATTACTTTATCAATTTGCATGATGTTGTTTGCTTGTACAGTAAATGCACCCACTACTCTAGTTACGTTAGGAAAACTTTGGAATACTTTTACATTTTCTTCTATCTCGCTAAACTTACCGTTGCCTCTAATGTACTCGTAAACGTCATGTACACCGTCTATGCTTACGTTTACAGCTATGCTTCTAAACTTAGGCCAATAGTCGTGTATAGTACGTCCGCCTTTTATACCTAGCGTAGTGCCGTTTGTAGCATACTTTAATTCTATATTATCGCCGTATTCTGCAAGTCTATCAAGTATTTTATAATGGTACGGATCCATTAACGGCTCACCGCCTGCAAATTCTACCCTACGGAAATAGGGCAATAATTTTTCAAATGATTCCCACCAATTATCGCTGTTATCAAATGGACCAATATACTGTCCTGGTGTATCAGTAAGTTCGTCAATAATTGGAATCAAAATGTTATTTTCTTTTTTGTAAAACTCTGTAACTTGATCCCAATCTTTCCAACTAGTACTATCTAGTGGGTTACACATACGACATCTTAAATTACATAAATTGTTAAGTTTAATCTCCATAGTAGGAAGTTCAAAAGGCATTGTGTAATCGTCGTTTAAAGCGTCTAATGCATCAGGGTATAAGTTGACCCTAGCTTCAGGTATAACACCTGCTGTATGACGCTGTCGTAAGCTCTGTACCCCCTGATCTTCGAGGTCAAAGCATGGCTTACATACATCTGGACGCTCGTTATTGAGTACTTGTCTGCGCACTTCACGCATAGCATCACCGTTCCAAACTTCTTCCAAAGTTTCGTTTTGTATCCATCCAATTGGCTGGCTACGGCAGCATACTTTAATAGCACCGTCTTCTCTAGTAGCTAATCCAGTAAATGGATGCATACAAAATGTACAACTATTTGATTTTGGCAAGAGCCCACTCCCTTTCTTTACACCAAAAACATTTCCCGCATTCTGGAATTTTTTGTCCTGGTATATAATTAGTATAATCTAAATCTCCAAATACTTCTGGATAGTCAAAAGCATCACCTTCGCAGCTTCTAGTAAGTTCTAACAGATCTGTAATTTTTAATCTATAGTATTGTTTGATAATCCAGTCTTTCATTACATGTACAAAAGGATGACATATAGTACAGCCCATGTGTTCTAATATTGGAGGTATATGTCCTTCGTTTCTATCTTCTAATGCACCTGGTATATCTATGTCTGGATTTTTATTAATAGCTGCAAACCAAGCATCTAAATTATACTTATGTCCTATGTACTCATTATAACTTCTAAGTATAATTTGATTACCGCTTTTTAGTTTTCCATATTCGTCTACTATATTTTGACCTTTACGACCCCACTCAAGATCTGGCGGAATAAAATTTCTTTCAACACCAACAATATTATCAAATTCCATCATTAGCCATTGTATAACTTTGTCTGCTATATATTCTTGCCAAGGCCTAGTTTTCCAACATCGTATTTGATTGGTAAGATAAATTTGTGCATTAGTATTACTTGCAACTAAGTATGTGAGTAATGCACTGTCTGCACCACCACTTATACTAATACCTATTCTTTTCCAGTTAGGGTTAATTGGAATGTTAACGCCATCTATGTCCATGCAAATATTTACCAAGTAAACATAGCACTTAACGTAGACCTGGTAAATACTTTATGCTAGAAAATACCGGATATACAGTTACAACAGATCTTTTAGATCAATGCAATAATTATATTATAACAAATGACATTGAAGTTGTCAAAGGCGAACGTGATAAACTTGTTTTAAACGAGCCAACAGAAAACTTCTTTTACGATCCGTGGAAACTAAAAGACATTTATAAAAATACACCTTTAGAAGAGCTATATAATTCTTTACCTACACAAAAAGGCGAAGCTCGTATTATAGAAATGGAACCCGGCAACTGTTATATGTCACACTCTGATATTGATAATAGATGGCATATAAATTTATCTGGAGAAGAAAGTTTTTTAATAGACTTAGAACATTTAGATATGTACAATTTAGTATATGACGGTATATGGTGGTACATGGATGCAGGAAGATTGCATACAGCTAGTAATCACGGTGACAAAGTAAGAAAACAACTAGTAATTAGAGAACTGTTAACAAGAGGTAATTTACACAACGGGGTATTTGTAAAACTACAAGGAACAGTATATAATTCTAGATTTTTATTTGACAAACACATTAGTCCCTGGCTCAACTATGTAGATAAACAAGGTAAACTAGATAACTTTTTTAAAGGAGATACATTTGTATCTTTTGAAGTATGCTCTAGTATGCTGTCTAGTTTAAGAAAAGTAATACCCGAAGGTATTACTAGTAGTGTGTAAGATGATCTATTCCAAGTAGTTTTTTAAACTTATCAGTAAATTTACAATCTATACGTAGTCCGTATTCTTGCTCCATACTAAATTCGCCACCGTGCCAGTCTTGATCGTTAAAGAAGCACGAATGAGAGTTAACGTATGTTTTCTTTTTAGCTTCAGGATCCCATATATAAAAGCCTCTTTTCATCATAGGGCGTATGTGTATAAATTCTATATTGTGATTACTATATCCGTTTTCATCACCTTGTGTACTATGGTCAATATCTCTATGTTCAAATGGTTTAGAACTAGACTCACTAAAGAAGAATATAACTCTACCTATGTGTTCAATAACACCCTGTGTTTTTAAATTTTCAACCCATTTTACAACACTTGGAAAATGTTCTTGTTCCGGAGTAGGAGGCCTCTCAATTTCTCCTCGATCGCTCATATTATTTGCATCTTCCCATAAAAAATAATATATGTAAGGGTCGTGCGCACCCATTGCAGCCTTTAAATATCTTACAAAAATATTACGTTCTTCAAAGTTTCTAAAGTCACTAGGCCACAGTTTCATTCCTTCAACTTTAATAGGATCGTTATCTGGTAGATTTTGAAACTTTTTAAATGTTTGAAATATAGGCTTCCAGTTTAATATGTAACTAGAATCATCAAAATTAAAACCAGGCTCCATCCATGTACCTTCTTTAGCATATGGTCTTGCTGTTGCAAAGCCTTTACAAATTTCTGGATGCAATGCTTGAAAACTTGGAATGTTCAAGTACTTGTCAAGATCTATATATGGTTTCCCACCAATTCCTCTAATCATGTTTATCCTCTTGATATAAGTATATTTATGAACTTTAACTATTATTACAATGACGTTCCGGGCAAAGGTCTTTGTCGAAACAATCTAATTTACACGAGCTTAATAAGCGAAGATAAAGAAATATTTTGTCAGTGGTATCACAACGATACTGAATATCACAAAGGAATGAACAAGGTTGTAGATCCTAATAAGATGAACGAAAAATGGCTTAGAGAAGTTCATTATCTCACACTTATGCAAAAACATTATCCGCAACACGTTCCTACAATAGATGCAATAGACCATGTTAGCAAAAGAATATACTTAGAAATACAAGGTTCTGATATGTGGGATCAAGCAGGATGCGAAGGTAATGATTATTCTTCTGTAGTTTCAGACTGGCAAGAACAAATCATAGAAATAGAAGAAGCACATAAAAGTCTAGGTTTTTATAAATTTAGTTTTCATCCTAGTAGTTATTTTCCTGTAAACGGAAAATTAAAATGTATAAATTACTTCTTTTGTTATGATTACAAAGAAGAAACACTTTTGTTTAGTGATATTGAAAGTCATCTTAGTGATGACAGATTAGAAAGTGCTTATGCTCTGTTTAAGAATAATGGCATCGATGTGTCTCAACCAATGCCATTATCTAATGTACAAAAACTTGTATTTGAAAGTTTTAGGAGTAATTACTCTTCAGACTTTATACAGCGTATGCACTCTTTATATTAGTATAGTGCGTTCCAAGCACTTCCATCATAAAATACTGGATACGGTAACGCACCACCTTTAGATGCAGGATCCCAAGTAGTTCCGTCTGCTACAGCAATCATACCTGCTGCTGCTGTTGGAGCACTTGTTTGTGGTTCTAGTAGCATTGTACCGTTGATGTCCATAGTTGCTTGAGCAACAGTAGTATAGCCTCTATTGACAGTCATTTTGCTGTCAGCATCAATAGTTACGCCAATTCCACTTAGTGCTCCGCTATTGATTGGTAAGAATGAAATCTTACCAGGAACATCGCCAACACTTACTGATTTGTTGCCGTCTACGCTCATTACAATAGTTGAGCTAAGTGTTTGTGCTGCACCGTCATATCCTGATGCTGTAATAAGAGCTAGTGAATCGCTAGGATTAACAACATTAGGAACAGTTGGTGTACCTCTAGATGTGTTAAATGCAATGTTAGTTGCAATAGCACCGGTTGTTATACCTTGTGTATCAATAACTGATCTACCAATTGGATCTGAAAATTCAAAACGTAATGTTTGTGCAGGATCAATAT